CTGGAAGTTGAACAAATGCATTTGGATTTAATTGGTTAAATCCATTTGTTCCTTTTAAAATAATAAGCTAACATAGAAAACGTTAATAAAATGAATCCAATAACACAATAAAATTCATATCCGGCAGTATTAAAGTTCATTCCATATATTCCAGTAATTAACATTGGTAATGAAAACAAAGCAGTTAAAGAAGTCAATCTTTTCATAATTCTATCTAGATCAGCAGCCTGATCAAATGTATATTTGTCCTTAGATATTTTTAAATATTCTATTTCTATATCGACTATATCGGTCAAACTAATAAATTTATCAACAGAATTAATTAAAAACGGTTTTAATTTACCATCATATAATTCAGTACTATCAATTAAAAAGTCAAAAATTTCTCTTTCTAAGAGAATAAATTTTTTTAACTCTAGCAACTGTTTATATATATTTAATAATTCATTAACATTATTTTCATTATTTAAAATTTGTATGTTCATTCTGTTTAAAAAAACAATATAAGAATCAATAAATGAATCACAAATTAAAAAAATATATTTTTCAAATGGTTCATTTTCTTTAATTATATCATATAAATTATTTATTTCTTTATCAGATATTATAATAATTGTTTTGTTATTAAAAATAGCATTTGCATTATATATAAAGGAAATATCATCTCTATGAGTAAATATTTTAAATTTAGCAAGTGCATATTTATCATCAGAATAAACTTCTATTGCATCATTTTTTAATTTATCAATTAAAATTTCATCAATATTAAACTCAGTACATAACAAATCATATTCTAATTGCATTGGGTTATGTACAAAAATAAGCATTTTGTCATATGATTGTGTGTTAATTGTTTTTTGTAATCCATTATCATATCCGTACATTTCAATCATTTTTTACCACCAAAATAAAAATATAGACATATGGTAATTGGGGAGAAAACCATATGCCTTGAGGGATTTATTCGCTATTTAATTATAAATAATGTATTTTGGGCACATCTCCCATTGTGATATAACTACAGGAATCTACAAAATCTCCACAATCTATTACATTGTCAGATATTATTGGAATATGAGTATGTCCCATAACAATAAGTTTGTTCTTTTTTATTGAAAATTGTTTAGCCTCATTATGTATTTTAATCGTTTGTTCAGATTCACCATCATTTTTTTTAAATATTTGTGATGGTTTTCTAAAAAATAATTGATATAGTATTGGAAAATAATTGATTATTTGTTTATAAAAAATACTACCTATTCTTTGCTGAACATCAAATTGCCATCCATGTATAAAGATGTATTTTTTATTTTCTAATTTATTCACTATTTTAATATTATGAGTTAAATTTTTTAAGAATTTTTTATTAAAATTATAATCATGATTGCCACAAATAATAACCACTGGAATTTTATTTGATATTTTTGTTAATTTTAATATAATACTTTCATGTTCATTAAATATCTGTGACCAATTAGATCTCCATAAATCAAAAGTATCGCCAATTAATATTAATTTATCTGCATCTTGATATACTATATCAAGAAATTCATTTATTTTATCATATCTGGTATTTTCATAACCAATATGTAAATCTGAAGCACAATATATCATGTTAATTCCTCTCAACTGTAACTATTCCCGTTCCACCACCGGTTCCTGCGGTTTCGGGAGTATATTTTATTCCTGTCGTTCCAAAATTGACTGGTGTAATATCATTACTTGCAGGTTCAGAATTGTAAGTCCCAAATCCTATATGCACTTCCTGACCATCAAATGCTTCGTTTGCGGCTTGGTCTACTGTTGACCACGCTTCGGTCCAATCAGTGCCGTTTTTATCATTGTCACCAGTTGTTTTAACATAACAATCATCTTCCCAATATTTTTCTTCTATTGTAGCTGCTGCTAAGTGATCACATGGTGCAGAATCATCGGTCATTGAATAAAGTTTAAAACTATGATGCATGGTACCACTATCGTATTGTTGGGTGTCCCCAACATCTAATAAAACTGTAGTATATGTAGATCCCCAAGCAGTTTTGAACGTAAATGTTGCTGCGTCACAAGTGGACGGACAATTATGATCGGTCATAGTCACTTCACCCCAACCACTTTTCATCAATAAGTTTTTACAAATACTCCCATATAACAACGTTTGAGAATATGTATCATATGTTATAATCAATTGGGGTCTATATGATGTGGTAGCATATTCGCTCGAAGCAAGTTCTGAATAATGTAATCCGACAGTAGCTTCATCAAGAAGTTTTAATGATATCCCAAGATATGAATGCCCATCTATGATGGCATCCAATAGCATTTGTTTCATAGATGTTTGTATAGTTGTGCCCGCAGTATCGTAATCTTCTTCTATATTATAATCTGTAGTCGTTGGTTGATTATTCCATGTAACACCCGTTTCAGTCCAAGTATCGTTATCTATTCTTTGAAGGTCAATTGTTATTGGATCTGAAACATCTAACACTCTTATTTGTAGTATAACTGTGTTTATGAATTCTAGTGGTACATCAAGTAATGTGGATAAATCAAATTCTATAAAGGATCTCCTAATCCACCCAGAGGCGGTATCCTTTTGTATATATAAATAAATAGAATCATAATTTGTATCTGGGGTATTTTCACGCACATGTGCATCTTTTGACCCAACAATTGTAATAGTAGCCATTTATACCGCCTGGAAGACAATGCTACTTCCAGTTGAAACTTTCAGTGTTAAATTCTGGCTTGCTGTTGCTTGAATTTCATTAGCTTCTGTTATGTTATTATTATTCATATCTATATTGGCATTAATTGCGTGACCAGCTGTAGACCATGTGAGATTAGTTAATGTACTATGATCTCCCCCCACTGCTCCTCCAACTACATCCCAAGCAGCGCCATCATATACATACACAGTATCGTTATCTTGTTGATAAACCATTTGACCTTCATGTGGTTCAATATTACCTCTAGTAGTTGCATCAGCTACTTTTTGAATAACAAAATTATTAGCTTCACTCCATCCAAAATCAATATCATCCTGAAATGGTGTAGCACCATCTGTACGCATTATTTTAGATTGTTCAATTTTATTCCATTCAATAACAAATTTATCTACTGTATCTTGAACATTAGTAAGTAATAATGGATTTTTTACAGGTTTAGTAGATACTACAACTTTTGTTCCCACTGCTGGCCATGATTCAATAATTGATGTAACTATACTATTATTAGAAGTATACGTAATTGATCTACCAGATATAGAATCTGTTACGTCAGCTTTTGAGCCTAATATTGGAGTAATTATTTTTGTATTTACTTGTAGTACTACATTATCAATTGGCTTTCCCCAGAAATTATCAGAAACCATATTTGTTGCATAACTTGTTAAATCTGTAGAATCTACAATATCTCTTTTTGTAATAGCCTTTTGCCTTGTTTGATAAGTAGTTTCACTTCCTGCATTTACAACATTATCAGAATCAGAATCACTTTGATATGAAAAATCTATCGAAAGTGTACCAACACCATTATCTGGCTCAAACCCATTATAAAACCAGATACCATCCCAGGTTGCATCTTTGGTTATTACATATTCTCCGGGATAAGTCCAAGAAGTCTTCGGCGCTGCTCCTACAGTCGTACCTGATCCTGTAACTGCACCATTAGGAATAGAAGTTCCACTTTTACGAGGAACTAAATCAGTAAGTGGATACCAACTACCCCCGTCTGGCGTATCACTCCATGTTCCTTCAACTTTATTATTGCCACCAATTACTGTAATATCATTTAATAGATCTTTGGGATCATTGTTCCATTTTGGTAATCCCAATAAATTTGTTCCTACAACAAATTGTTGAAGAGCTAATTCAGATTTAGGTTGAAACTTAACTGTATTGGTAGTAGTTGGATCATAATAAAAATACCATCCAGTGATATTTGCCAAATACATCATTCTATCAAATAAATTTATATTATTTGAATAAAATTTTTCTAAATTAATAGGGCTTGTAGCCGTTGCACTATTAGATGCACTTAAACCTGCGGCTGTACATAACGCAGAAAATATAGTTTTAATAGATGTTTGAGTTTCATAATCTAATGAAGTTGTACCTCTTGTCCACTGTGCCTTAATAATATAATCTGTTGCGTTAACAGTTATAATTTTACCTTCGTATACAACTTCTTCTATATATCCCTTAAAAATTCTGTCACCATCTGCATTGCCTACAGATAATGTATCTTTATGCCAGATTCTTATTTGCCTTCCAGCAACTAATTCTGCATCATTTGTACTAGATACTATTTTAAATGTAATCTTAGATACAGATTCTCCATAATTTCTTGGGTAATTAAGTTCAATTACTTTTGAAATGGTATCAGAATCATGAATAGTAGTGGGGGATGCCCAGGTATCCTCATCTACATCTATTCTAATATATTTTTTCATAATTACCTCAAGAGTTATCTACCTGCATCATATTTAAAGTATAATCTATCTTATCTGGTGCACCAAATGAGTATGTCCAATTAAAAGCTGTTATTATAACATAATAACTTGTAGTTCCAGTTCCTGCCATATCTGTATTAAATGTATGTCCATTATTGGTATTGCTATATTGGTTACCAAATACTTTGCCTTCAATATCAAATATAAATTCTTTTAATTGTGTTGTCGTGCCAGTAACCTTTCCAGTCACATATATTTCTCTTGTCACACCCAATAAATCGTATCCCAGAGCTTTATCAGAATCTTCTGTAGGAATAGGTATTTTCATAATTTGTGACTCTTTACCCACTTTCATAGATTGAATCATTGGATTACCATACGTGGCATTATTAGCTTCATTCAAAACAACAGTATCTGTATTGCCACCACCTGCTGATGCTATACTATAACTCATATTGAACCACCAGTAACTCCATAATGTGCTGTATTTTCTTGTCTCACAACATCTTTAATTATATCTCTAAATTTATACTCATCTACTATTCCACTAATATTTATAGTAGTACCGCCAAAAGAACCTAATTGATTTAAGGGTATAACAGCTTCTGGTCCAGCTTCACCGATTAAAGCGGGAGTTGGAGAAGTAAATACACCACCAGTAGCTGATTTTCGAGCATAATCGGCAATCATACCAAATGGTCCCATTCCGGCAAGAATTCCAGATAAAATATTAGTTTTCTCTCCTCCCTTTCCACCAGTAACTCTATCTCCAGTAATCATATCTGCAATTACTGCCCAAAAACTTCTTATATCCTTTTTATCACTAACCCATTCTTCAATTACTCCAATTATTTTTCCCCAAAAACCTTCTGGATCTAATTTATCTTTAAATGTATCAACTATCAATGTACCGATTATACCCTTTTCAAGACCTATTAATTTACCCCAAGAATAATTTATAATAGCACCAAGTACAGAACCAAGTATAGCACCTACAAATGCAGCTGCTAATACTACAGCACCAGTAGCAACAGCACTCAAAGTAGCTGGTGCCAATAGTACGGCTGCTAACATGGCTAGTATCATACCCGCTATACCACCTACACCAGCACCAATTTTAAAATCTCCTAAAAACATAGCCAATTTAATCATTGCCTTCGCTATTGGCATAAGTATCATCCCAATAAGATCTGCCATTGGTTTTAGAATAAGTAAAAAACCTATACTCATTAATTTTAATGATGCTTGAAGTATGGATGGTACTTTCTTTAATACTCCAAATATACCTGTTAATATACCAAGACCAAATGTGATTTTATCTAACATTCCTTTGGATAAACCAACATTAGCCTTCATTAATCTATCTAATATTCCTGGCCTTGCACCAGCTGTATCCATTCTTCCAAAAAATGCAGAAACATCAACATCTCCAAGTTGTTTCTTCATTTTGGCTTTACTAGGTGGTTTTAGATTTACTTCTACATCAATTTCAAATGAACTAGGCATTTTATCCTCCAAACATTTTACTAATCACTTTTGCCAATTCCGCCGCTATCATTTTATTATTTTGTATTCTAAATTCTTTTTCAAATTCCTGAAAATATATAACTTCTTCAAAAGACATATTATCAACTTCAGAAGGTTGAACACCATGATACACTAATAAATGTTTAGAAATAAGAGCATTCATTTGAATGTCCCTATTTCCCTTTAAAGCAGAACTGTACCTATTTAGTTTTTTGGGCTCACCGAATTCATTTCATCTATTTTTTCAAAAAGAAATTCACCTAAATCATATGGTATTGACATTACTCCATCTTCTGTTATATCAAAAGGTGCTTTCTTAATTGACTTTAAAAGCATCAAAAACTTTGCTTGTCCCAATTTAGGATTTACAATCTGTTGTGTTCCAATAATTTTTATATCTGCTATTTTATCTTGAAGATCCACATAATCCCCAAACGTTAATTTCTTTAAAATAACCACAGGACTCTTGTCTGGGTATTCATCTGCCCAATCTGAAATATCGACTTCGATTTCTTTCATAATTAATTCCTCTATGCTGGTATTACTGCTGTTGAATTCTTTGCCAGAACTTTCATTGATCTAGCCTTCATTGTTACGTCTTCCATTACAGGAGCATCAACTGATTGTGGTAGAGATTCTGTATCTATTTTCACCCCACCAAATAGAAGTTCTATTTGTCTTTCGTCTGCACCAGATTCTCCATTAGTAAAGGTAAGTTTCATATTTATTTCTGCAACTGTTCCTGGTGCTGTACCTGTTGCTCCATTATAAAATAATTTAAGTAAATCTGCTGCACTTTCAAAATATTGAGTTATTTTAATAGAATAATCCCTATTTTTACCTAATGCTGTTTGTCCAACTCTATTACCAAGTCCATATACAACTTCTGCATTCTGAGTAATATCTAAATCAAAACTTTGAATATTAGATAAAGTCGTAGTTGTTCCTGTTTTATTTACTTTATATAAAGTTCCATGTGCAAAACTAAATAAATCATATGTCTCAGCAGTTTGTGATATAAATGCTTCTTCTGTAAAATCTTCATCTGCATAAGCAAAATCACAAGTTACTGTAACTGGTTCATTAATTGCTGCTGATATACTTGTAGTGGTATTTACACATCCTAACAAGACTATCTTTATATCAGTGCTTAAATCTATTGAATTTTGAATGGTTAAACTAGGAAGTGTTTCTAATTCACCATATGAATGAATATAAACATCTCCGGCAGCAACTGAATCCCATTCATCAATAGTTGTTGTAGTAATTGCATGATCATATATCATACCAGAATAAGTTTCGATAGATGTATCGGCAGTTATTGTTTTTACCATATCAAATTCTTCATCATTAGTACTTATATATGTTCTAATAAAATCTCCAGCAGTAAAATCAGTTGTACTAGCTACTGGAAGGACTTTATCTCCAGAACTTACAGCTGTTCCTAAAGCTTCTGTACCTCCGGCTGCTGCATCTGCTCTTACTACAAATCCATTTCCTAATACGTATCTAAAAAAATACGGATTACTTAAAAGAAATTCTACTGAAAAACTCCCTGTAAATTGTTTCTCTAATTCCACTTGAGCAGTCCTGCTTCCAAGACCCCAAATAGTTTCTATATTATTATTTCTCTCTAAACTTGATATCTTCTGACCATGTCCAAACACTTTGTTTTCCGTGCCCGCTGTACCATAAGTACCAGTCCAGGCATTGGTCACTGAATCAAAATAACGTTCCCAACCATAAAGTAGGGATACTTGTGCACCACTTGGCATATTTTATATCTCCTTAATATCCATCTTTTATATTTGTTTCTAATTCATAATCAATAGTAATTCTCCATACTTTATAATTAAAATCATAATTTGGTGGAGTTTTACCTGTCATTTTTATTGTTAAAAAACTATTTGCATCTGCTAGATCAGTCCAATTATTTCTAACAGCTTCACTAGTATTTCTAGCAATTTTTCTACATAATGCAATATCTGCATAATAAACTGTATCTATTGTATAAAATGTATCTTCCTTAACCCAAACATCTACTTGTAAATCTACTGTAGTCCAAAAATTATCACTTCTAAATCCTAATGGTTCAGACGATTCGTTTGTTTCAATAATACTAACTCTGGGATATGAACTAGAAGAAAGGTCATGGCGTGGAAAATCATCATAAATCCAATTTGTACCACCAGCTAATCTGGTAGCATCTGGATCTGTCATGTTACTTCTTAAAAAGTCTCTCATTAAAATTACTGGTTCATTCATTCCTTAGTCCACCTTCTTAATAAACTTTTTAAATTGGCTCTTAATTTATATACACTTCCTCGCATGAATGGCTTAGGATATTGCCCCCTTGTTTTAGCAGCAAATATTTTTTCGCCATTTTTTTCAAACACTAATACCTTTTTTGTTGTGGGATATATATAATGTGGGGCCTCTTTTTCACCATATAAACCAGTGCCCCATTCAACATGTGAAGAATGAAGTTTAGTTGAAGATATTACACTTGTTATTTTATTACTTGTTTTTGAAACATCGCCCTTTTCTATTCCAGAAGCTAAATTACCAGATGAGTCTTCCATTTTGGTTTTAGCTAAACTTACTGCTTCATTATAAATATAATCAGTAATTTCTTCACTAACTTTTTCAGCAATTTTCTTCATTTCTGGATCATGTTTAACAGTAATAACCATGTCTATTGAAGCCATAATTATATCCCATATTGCCCGGCATTTTTATATATTTTAACCCAATCAGATGCTTCTCTTAGTTCAGCCCAATTTTGTAAATATTTTTGACAAATCATACATTTATTTCGTCTTTCAGATTCAATTGTCCAAAGTCCTCCACATGAAGGACAACGTTTTACTGTCATATTTATACACCTATGAATTTTATAAATTGTTCCTTAGTATTATTACCCCTACCAAATTGATGATGAAAGTTATTATGACATCTTTTACACAAAGTTATACCATTTGAAAGCGTAGTTCTAAGATTTAAGTTATTATTAAAACCTTCAAGATGATGTGCATTTAAATTACCACCATTACCACAAATTTGACAGGTATATGAATCACGTTTAAACACTAATTTTCTCCATTCTTTATATTCTGGGTGATATCTTCCATATAATCTTTCTTCATCTGTTTTATTTGGGTTATAATTTGGATTTTTTATACCACATTGATCTACTAATCGACGTTTATTTTTCCAATAAGGATTAATTTTACTAAAATGTCCATTTAAATATTGTGGAATACCTCTACAACGATGATGTTTCTTTATTATAATTATACCATTACACCCACAATGACAAAAATGTTTATCTTGTTCCTGTTCAATCCAATTAGATATATTTTTCATGTGTTTTTATACCTCTGTACCACGAACACAATGAAGTTCAAGATATGCATAATGTCCTGCTATTTTAGGGGGGTAATTTAATTTTTTAATTCCATATATTTCGTTATTCCAAATTATTTTATCAAATACTTCCACAGTTATATTTGGGTCAATATAAAAATTGACATCTCCAATACTGTAGTAGCCACTTTGTAATAAATCAAATCTTTTATCATCCACTTCATCTACCACGGCAGAAATAGAAGTATCTGATGTAGAAATACCCGTTATTCTATCATTTGCATCCTTTGTTCTTGCGACTGTTCTAACAACAATTGTTTGTCCAACATCTTCTATTATTTGATTAAAATCAACTTGTTCTGGAGAAAAAATTGTCATTTATATCACTTTCTAGTTGTCTTTTTAGATAGTAGTTTTTCAATATTTTTTACTCTCTTATCAATATCTGCCAGAACACTAGCTTGTCTTTTAATCAAACAATTACTGCATACTTTATCACTAATTACTCTACTATCACATTCCTCATCTTCAAAATATCTACATTTCATTTTAAATCCCTCTAATATATTTATATCTGTGCATCATATGTTATAACATCATGTCCATAATTATCATTATATATTGGGCTTAAATACGTAAGATCATCTTGTTGCCCAACCTTAGCCCATGTATCTGACATTAGAATTTTAAACCATTGTTTTGCACTCATCATGTGCATTTTTAAGCCTTGCTCAATCATAGGATTAACGTTTTTTGTGACTGTAAGTTCCCCAATTTTGTAATTGTAATGTGTTGGTATGGATATTCCACCTAATGTCGCATAAATTCTAACAGCAGATAAATCCACACAGCAAGCTACAATACGATTTCTATTTGCGGTTAAAGCCATTTTTGTAGAACCTATTAGTTCGTCAAGATAATTGTAAGACATTGTTATGGTATAATCTATGGTTGAATCATATATTTTCATACCATATAAAATATATTTATTATCTGCATCTAAATCATTAGCATTGAATAACGCTAATACTGTAGCCTTTACTTCATTTACAATTGTAGTCATTTATACAAATCCTGTTAAAAATAACATTACTATAGTCAACAATATACCAAATGCCCCACCAACACCAACAAATCTAATACGTTCCCATATATCTACCTTTTTCTCTAAAGCAGTTATTCTAAGATCACAATTTTGCATTATAGGATATATGTCATTTCTTAAATCTTTAATTTCCTTTTCAATTGATTTTTTTAAATCACTCATATCCCTCACCGTATCTGTGACAGACTGAAACATTGACTCAAAATTAGCTATTCCTTCTCCATCAGCCATAAAATCACCTTTATTATAAAAATGAAAAATTGGGTATTGTACCCAATTAAGCTACAAATTTCCAATTTATTACAGCTGTTCCTGAAATATCACCAGTTAAATCCGTACCTGCTGTATTACCCCAAGTTGATGCTATATTAAAATGAACTGTATGAGCATCGCCCGTTGCAATTAATACATCAGTTGCTAACATTGTTACAACTTCTGCAACACCGTCACAAGTTATTGAGGCAGCAGGATCTGAAATATCCTCATCAGTAGCCGCTGATGCACCAATAGTAGCAACTGCACCCGCAGCCATTGTGGTTCCAAGAGCTGCTTCTGCTGCACTATTTGTTGTATCTTCAGCAACAGATATAGCACCAGATAAATAACCTGAATTAACTATAATAGCCCCTGCCGGAAAGGTGTAAACAAGATATCCATCTGCAAGTGCAGCATCATCATCTACTGTTATTGCATCTGTGACAGCAATAGTAAGAACCGTAGTATGATTATAACCGTCACCATATTCTACGGCAGTAACTCCAGTATTAGCAGTTCCAACATTATCTGCTGTAATTGGAGTGTTATTAATTGTGACAGCAGGACTGTTATCTATATCTCCCGCACTACCACGTTTATATGTATTTACCATTATTAATCTCCTAAGTTAAATAATGAGGGAACCTAAGCTCCCTCACAACCAAACTAGTGTTAATACACTAGTATGTTATAATCTCTATACAATCAGTTTTTACAACTGCTGGTGCATACATAGCAACAGCATATACTTCATATGCATCTCTCTGGGGATTCTCTCTCATCATGGTCTGAATTGGAAGAGACTCACAGAAATAACCCATAGGAGTATACTGACCCTGTGGTGATGCAGTAACGTTTCCGTTAATTACATATGCTTCTCCACTTGGACAGTTCTGAGACATAAGCACAACAAGACCTTCAATGTGACCCATCTCACCAGACTGATAAACGGGTTCACCATAAAGCATTGCTGAATTATACATAGGAAGTTTCCTCAAATGGCTAAATCCAGTTGGATTAACAACAAGAGTATTCGGGAACAAGTTATTAACCTGCATCCTTGAGATTGCATCAACAATATCGTACTGACCAATAGTGCCAGCAAGAGTAGTTTCGGTCATATCCATACCAAGTGATTTTCCAGCTGCTCCAGTTGATGTTGCGCCTGATCCAGAAACTACCTGAGCACAATCGTAATCGATGGTGTTACCCATTCTCATACCAAGTCTCTTCAGATACTGCTGAATGATTGGTGCCTGTTGGAACTGAATCATTTCCCTTGTTACAGGATAACCATGACCAATCTTATACGTGGTTACGGTACTAGATGTGATAGGTGCAATATCGAGATCTATCTCGTCACCCTCGCCAAGTCTGCTTGCTACTGCGGTCTTACTTCCACCTTCAACGGGAACTACAACAGCCTGTGCCTGAGTTGGGAGCTGTACGAACAACTGCCTGAATATCTGTGCAGGAAGTGCTGTTTCTACTATATTCTGTGAAAGATTTGGAAACATTAACTGGTTGGGTACATTTGTACCACCAAGACCAGAAATGCCCACTTCACTCATATCATTTGTCATTTTTTATTCACCTTATAATTATTTCATGAAATTCACATGTGCCAAGAATCTTGCACCAGCAGCTGCGGTAGAAAGAGCTTTACCAAAACATGCCTTTTTAGCCGTTAGCAATGATGCATTATTAGTATCATCAGTTGCCCAAGGAATAGCAGTACCATAATATGCTGCCTGATCATCGGATTTAAGCAAGTCACCCGCAGTAACTCCACCAGTACCTGCAATCATTTCCACATATCCAAGAACGGTATAGGTCAATGGTCTGTCATCACCCTGCTGTCTGGTATACGTCGCTATACCAAGCATTGTTTCATCTCCTGCACCGAGGGAAATATCCACACGTCCAGCAGTTGAACCCGGAATCAAAATTGCACCAGCCGGAATATCCCCAACAGTTGTCAATGTAAATGCACTAGCACCAGCAACTGAAACAGCTGCATCGGGCCTTGCACTCATATGCAAATTCCATGCTTTCTTATCTACTAAATTACCTTCATTATTATAACCTGTCATTTTTATACCTCATTTAAATCTGATGGTTTGCTGCAAATCCAAATATTTCATTCACAGAACCACTTTCTACATCAATACCTATACTGCCAGTACTAATCAATCCCGCAGAAACACCCAATGCTGGAGTTTTCTTAGGAATCTTAATATCTTTTTCATTTACCGGATATTTATCTGGGGCATCATGTACTTCGGGCTCTGCACCAGTTGGGTTTTCAGGACTACCATGATCGACATTCTTTTCCTTAAACGGATGTCCATCCATAGCTTCGACTTTCTCTTCTTCGTCCTCTTCAGCTTCCATCTTTTCTTTATCCTCGTCTTCTTCAGCTTCTGCTTTTACAGCAGTCAATGAAGCAACAAGGCTTTCAACAGCAGCAGTAAGTGCTGCAATCTTATCATCTCTTTCTTTCATATCTTCGTCCATATTATCATCCTCGTCCTCAGCCTTATCTATAACACCGGGGTCTTTAATTTCATCTTTATTTACATTCACTATAAAATCTTTAGGTGCTTCATTTGGATCTACTTTATGATCCACTTCTGCTTCAACTTCTTTTAATTCTTCTTCTTTTAATTCTTCACTCTCTTCTTTTTCTGATGCTACAAAACTAGTTGAAGAACCAGTTAAATCTGTAGTAACAACAGCTGGAATAGTATCTATTCCATGTGTTGAATTAAAATAATTAATATTGGTCGTATCAGAAGTAACATGTACAGTTGCACCGTCACTTATAGTGGTAGATTCTTTTTCTTCACTCATAATATCATCTTCTAGAAATTTATCAATCGCAGCAGCAAATGGAGTAAATACTGCACTCTCATAGGCTGGTGTGGTGACAATTGAGTATTCTCGTACAATTATGTCCTTCAAAATTTCATGTGACTTACAATTACATATTTTTTTAGGTCTAGTTGGTTTACCACATTGAGCACAAAATACTGTTTTAGCATCTGCACCAATGGATACACGATTGACATAACCTCTTGATATAGGTATAATAAGAGTTGGGTCATCCGTAACCACTTCGGCCTTAAAATGTATATGCATGTGTTCATTAGCAGGGTCATGTGGTCCTTTATCCTCACTGTGAGGGTGATCAATTTCCGCTTCTAATATTTGTCCCTTGACTTTTTGGACATCGGCACTATGGTCTAATCTCAGTTGTGCACCAACTGATTGTTTAGCAATATCTGCAAGATCTTCATCTTGAATCTGCCAACCATTAGAATTCACTGTGCTATCTATGAGAACTCCCTGAAGCATAATGATATTAAGCTCATCTTCTTGTTTTGAAGATGATGCATTAAATCTTGCGTTCCATTGGATCATTTTACATCCTCATATTTATTATAAGTACTAAAAAATTGTACTTAATAATTATAATTTATTAAATCGCAGTAACTACTTTAAAAAGATCATTTTGTATTGTATAATCTGAATTACTAGTTGCCTTTACACTAACAGTCCAAACACCTTTATCTGCATCTGCGGCTAATGTGTAATTATAACTGTATGTACCAACTGCATCATTATCCATCGAAGTAGCAGCTAATGTTTCTGTACCATCTGGTTTGTTGATAGTAACTGTTAATCCGTCTTGGGCAGCCAATACATCAGCATATGTATAAACATATACTATTATCTCTACAGTACCTCCTTGGTGAAATGCTTCCATGTGTTTACCTCAAATTTATATCTATTTTAAATGGCTGTCTTAAAATAAGGTCTAATTTATATACTGATCTTAAAATAACATTTAATTTGACGGGATATTCATAATCTATAATAGTTTCTGGTAAACCACCGTAAGATGATGAACCATAACTATAACTTCCAAAAGACATTTATAACTCCTATTCTGGTTTTAATAATTTTAAGATAGTGTTATAGTTCTGCATTATAAAATGTTATAAATCATTTAAATATATCGTTTTATTATGGCTAAATTAGTATTGTACAATAATCTGTATACCAAAAATCCATATAAACTACTATCTAATATTATTATATTATTTATCCCCAACAATAATTACCATACTTTTCAATTGGTAACTCGATGACATCTCCACAATTGATATCTTCTTTTGTTTGTAGTGATCTATCAAACGATTCATATTTTGCAATCACAAGTTGTTTTGCTTCTTTTTCTGTTTTTGCAATTGCTATCCCTCTATGACCATCATCAGACTCCGGCGAAATATATAATTTATATTTAGATCCCCATTCATCTGGTGTCTCCACAATACATTTATTGAATAGAGTATTGTTGTCATTCTTAATCATATATCTACTCCCATGATGGATTGCCGTGTTTTTCTATGAGTTTATTACGCAAATTTACACATGCTTGAATTCCAAATTCATTATTAGTCATCCGTAGACTATTTAAGAGTGTATCATATTGTTCTTGTGATAATTCAATTATATATTTTTCCATATTAATCACCTATGATAGCGTTGCTGTTCCACCCATGAAATGCCATGCACTATTTGTGAATAATAGATGTGCACTGTCACCAACATCGTTGAAAGTTAGCGTGGCAAAGTTACCGGGATTGGTAGGTGTCAGAGTTCCATCACCATCATCTCCTGTCATCACAACGAACTTCTCTTGACCCTCTGCTCCATCTACTAGGGTATAGGCATCCACCCCATCAGTATCAATGTGAGTGATATCTGATATGACGTCAACAGCTCCGGCTCCGTCTAAGACCTGTGGTGTTTGCATATGAATTGTCAAATCGTTTGCAGACAGAGGTTTAGGACTGAATGCAGGACACACTAAGCCCTCAGTGAAGATCGCACCGTCAAAATACCCGGTTCCCGCCACTTCACACCGACAATACAACCTTAGTCTATCATTCGAGGCATCAATGGTGCTTGATGTTGTAAGAAGTTCCCAATCGCCACCACCTGTATGATAATCTGAATAATTATTTGCAACCCCATCAGTAATTAATATCCTTGCACAATTACCAGTGCTACATTTGGCCCACACATTTAAAGACATAACCTGCCCACGATATCTGATATAATCAGATAATATCTGATACACGTATGTATTGGTGTCTATGTTAATTAATTTACAACTATGTGTGCCTATTTTAATTTCAGTATCTTCTCGTGCCACAGTGTTGCCAATAAAAACCCAATTATCCGAGGCAGATGAAGCCCCTGCACTCCATGATTCAAAGTCACCATTGACAAGAAGATTTGTAAATGATTGATTTAGAATATCACTTTCCATGACTGCACCGGCAGAATCAACATTGGTCGCATCAGTGACATCAGCCGCAGCCTCTACATTAATCATAGTGAGAACTTGAGCTGCTGTGAGTTCTTCCACTACCCCGTTTGCACCCGATACTCTGCCGAGAACACGTTCGTCATTAACTACATTCTGCATTTTGGCATATGTGACTGCATCAGCATCTATCTGAGTTGTATCTACAGTACTTAATGTAGCTAATACACCTTCATCTGTATGAGTAGCCATTGCATGAGTTTGTGGCGCATTGTTTGCTGTTACATCAGCACCTGTAGCTATTCCTTCAAGCTTTGTAATCTGAGTTGCTGTTGCTACACCTGCAGCGGCATTTGTGGCTGATGGTAAAGTTACATCATCAGCACCACCATCAGAGGTTATTGATACTGTAGTTGTATTTACTGTTCCAACACTTAATGCAGTTGATACATTGGTATTCTTTACATTATTAGTTTCAATATTAGTAACAAATGCAGCTGTCATATAACCTGTTTGTGAATTTGTGGCTGCACGATTACTTATCTCTTGTCCAATGAGTGATAATCCACCAGTTGTTGCGCTGGCATTTAGGGTAACATCAGTACTATTATCTGTTCCAGCTTGATCTACATCTAATGTTGTTCTTTGTGCTGTATTATCAGTATCATTTAAAAAGGCTCTAGCGGCAGCAGTACAATCTATTTCCTGTACATCTCCAGTACCAGTCACCCTACCAAGTATTTTGTCACCAGAAGTGACATCCTGCATTTTATCATACGTTACAGCATCGGCAGCTATTGTTAAAACACCAGAACCAGTAACCTCACCAGTGTGGGTTACATTAGTTTCTTTAGCATTATTTGCTACTATTTCTGCCCATTTGGCTGTTGTAAGCATTCCAGCTGCGGCCACAGTAGCTGCTGGAAGAGTAACATCATCAGCACCACCATCACTTGTTATAGCAACTGTGTCTGCTCCAACTGTTCCTACACTTAATACAGTGGATATATTAGTATCTTTTGCTGTATTTAAGTCAATAGCAGTTCTATGTTCTTGTAACGCACCTTCAACTTCAGTAGCTGTAATTATTGCTCCAGAATCAGCTATGGGTACATCTACAGCACTAACTTGATTAGCACCAGTTCCCCAATCTATATGAGTATCATTTACTTTATCAGCACCTATTGTTAAAGCGGCCTCTCCAGTTACATCTCCTGTATGAGTGGCATTTGTAACTTTAGCATCATTTATAGCATGTGCATGTAATGCATCTGCATCACTTCCATCAGTCAATGTTTCTAACTCTGCACCAGTTGCTGTAGTATCTGAATGAGAAACTACTGTATGGGATTCTGTATGATGGGCATCACCAAGTGCTGCATGAGTAGTAATATCATTATCTATTTCTGCACTTACTGTTGCAACATTTGCTATTTCTGCTACTCCATGAGTACTAGTATCAGACATATGAGTTGTTAATCCAGCACCAACAGTAGTTGTATCTGCTACTAAATCTGTTATGGTTTTGGCTGTAGGGCCAAGAATCATTTTATAAATAACACCAAATGTATTTTTGGTAGTTGCAGCAGTACTTTCCTGTGCCCTAGTTATCGTAAGTGTATCAGAAGATTTTGCAGTTACTCGCACTATTTCTACATTTGGATCATCAGATGGATTGGAAAAGTTGGTACTGTTCCACCATACTACGTTATAATTATCACCGGATGGGTCGGGAAAACCATGACCAGAATCTAATACTATTGTAATTGCTACATCATCATATCCAGTAGATACTGTTCCCATTATAAAATTGGCCACTTGATCAGTCATTATTTCTCCTTTATATATTTTTAAAAATTTTAAGTACTAACAATCTTAAAAAAATCATTTTTAATTTTCTTAATAGTGCCATTTACTGATTCTACCTTTACTGTCCAAATACCCAAATCTACATCAGAATCTAATTTGTATTTATAAAAATAAGTGCCTATAGAGGTATGTATCATTAAATCATTTACTACTTCTGTACCATCTAATTTATTTATAGTAACTGTTAAATTATCTTGATCCATAAGGTCATTATCTAAATTATATGCATATGTTGTAATTGGTACAGTTTCTCCTTGCTCGAATACCCTTGTTGGCAAACCTATTTTAATATCTATTTTATGAGATTTAGCCACCATTTTTTAAATCTCCTAAATTATACATATTTATTATATATCATAAATGAATCAGCATCCCCAAGTCCTGTCCATCCAGAAATTGTTAATGAAGATTGAATAATATATTCTCCATATTGATTAAAATCACCATCTATAATTGTATATTGTAAATAATTTGTATTATATATAGATGCTGTCCATTCCACTTCAGTGCCATCTGGTTTTTTAACTTTTATTTTTGTGTTTGTTGCTGTAGAAATATTTTCTCCACAATTAACTGTTATTACTGTACCTATCTCTCCTATATAATGTCTACTCATACGAAATCAAATCCCGATGTTATATCTATTGTTTTATCAAATTCAGAAGTCATACTTATTGTTTTATCAAATGTTGATGTTAAATTTATATCTTCGTAAACTTGTGCACTTTCTATTATTATCTTCCCATCTAATAGATTCGTTACAAAATTACCTATCTTAAGTTTACCATCTACAAGTATAGTTGCAATGGATTTAATAATGGTTTTACCATCAAGTAAATTAGTAGTAAAGTTTTTTATTTTAATAGAACCATCAACTAAATTAGTTCCTATATTTCCTATTATTATTTTACCATCTACAAGTGGTGTAATACTATTCTTTATATTAATTAACCCATCCACTACTTTTATTGTAGTATTCTTTATTATAACTTTACCATCAGCTATTCCAGTTGTTACATCTTTTAATATAATCTTTCCATCAATAAGTGAAGTTACCCTTTCTATTATCTTTAGTTTACCATCAGATAAGTTAGTGGTTACATCTTTAATTTTTAATTTACCATCAGCAAGTATACTAGTGCTACCAATTACTTCAACTATAATTTTACCATCTATTATATTTATTATACTATCTTTAATTTTTATTAACCCATCAGATAAGTTAGTGGTTACATCTTTTATTCGAAGTTTACCATCTATAAGAATTGTTGAAATATTAGATAATATTATCTTTCCATCTAATAAGTTAGTTTCCTCATCATTTATTTGAATTAATCCGTCTGCAAGTGATGTTGCACTATCTTTCACTTGGAGTTTTCCATCTGCAAGACTGGTTACCTTTTCAATAACTTTTAGTTCGCCGTCGAATAGGTCTGTGCTTATATCTTTGACTTTTACAAGACCGTCTACAAGTATGATGGATGAATCTTTTATAATTATTTTACCGTGTAATAGGTTTGTTGCTGTATCGCCTACTGCTGATACATAGCCGTATAGTTCTTCTGGGATTTCATACATGAAGTATGGGTTTTCGTAGAGGAACTTTACTTGTGCTGCGGAGAGGGCAGTGTTGAATATTAGTGTATTATAAATAATACCATCGAAATATCTGACATTATAATACACTCCGATTTTTAAATTATCGGTTGAATCTACAATATCATCTGAAAGGGTATTATGATTTGTATATGATACTTCAACCCCATCAATAAAAAGATCAATCGTGCCTCCTTTTTTCCATGTACCAGCGACACATCTTTTTGTCGTGGGTGGTACGGTATCTGATGAAATTGAATATACTTCATTAAGCCTGACAAAAACATGATTTGAATTATCTATATGTATAGAATATCCTTTTGTATCCCATTCACTGGCTGATTTTTTTGAAATTAATCCATGATTGGCACTCACACTATGATTTAAATAGCTTACAAAAGTAATTTCGTCAGTAATGATTTGGCTATCATTGTCCCCACAATTTACATAATCACTATTACTACTATTAAAATCCAACCCATCAGCCACCCAGTCTGGCCCATTTAGTGCCCCATGATTTCCATGTCCACTCAAATCAAGCGCACGATTTCCCGCACCCTCCCACAGAGGCATGGCTAACACTGGCCGTGGCATGCCATACTTACGGCAATTGAAGGCAACTACCGATTCCATGACACCCACGGGTAACTGCCACTTAGGCTTAACCTGTGGGTTCCGGAGTTGTTGTGGGGTTATCATGCTGTGGTCACAGTATAGTATTTGCTCTTAAGAACATTCCCTGTTCCTGCTAACGCTGCACCTGTCTTATTTATGACAACTGGAGTATATTTCAAAGGATCAATCATCACATGTGGTGATACTGCCCGGTGTACTGCGCTGGTCTCTGCAACACCAAGTACAGCCACAAGATACTGAGTGGGTGGGTAGACTGTAGCACTTGCATCTGTACCTACATCTGCGTAGTTCGTACCGTCGTAGCTCGGTACCATGTATAATTCTACCCCCGGATTGTTCTGTGCTGATAAATCTACAGATGCCAGATAAAGCTCAAACTCAGCGTAGAAAAACCTGTTAGATGTATTGTCCGGGAGTACTGCACCCACATTAACCGTATCATCTGCAAGTGAGTTCAGATCAGTACTCATGAGTGTTTCAGTACCCTGGACTGCTGGTGCAATGTATGTGCTATTTCCCATGTTAGCTCACATCCCCTGACTTACCATAGAAGTTTAAAGTCACCTGCTTATCTGCAAGTACTTCTGACGATGCCGCAGTATACGCTGCTTTAACCTCGTCCAATCTCTGCGCATTGGTCAAGTTAGTGCTACTGAATCGTACAGTAGCAATATTCTCAAAGATACTCCCTGCTTTCATAGCTGACTCTTCCTCTGGCGTGATGTCTGTCAATACGCTTGATATTGCATCGGCACCACCTAAACTAAGCACTAAAGCCGCCTGCCAACTCACACCTACATCATTATTTGTTGCTGGTATCGGTATATGAAATACTGTGCTTACTGTCTTAAGTTTTATATCTATTTCTCGTATATGGTAGTTTGTCATCTATTTCACCTTGGATCTGTCTCGCTTATCTGGTCGTTTGTCTTTTTCTTGTACATCTACATCTCTATTACAATTATTATACTTTTGTTTGTATTTAATATAGTTCTGATAGGCTGCATCTGCTTTATCTTTTGCAGTCTGTGCTTTTCTCTTATCACCTGCAACCATTACCTCAGCGATCTCATCATAACTTGGAACATTCATATCCGGGTTCTTTTCTTGATATGCCTTTAATTTGGCTTCCATCTCTTCCCTGTTCAAACTATCCCGATATACTTTTTCGGAAGCTTTAAACATATTATATTCTTCAGTGTATTTTTGATAGGAGTTGTAGTAATATATATATCTTGTTTTGTATTTTTCACCTGGATCTCCTACATATGTTTTTTTGGTGTCTTTTTCAGTCTTTTTTTCCTCTCTTGAGACTTTACCGATCACAACCTTTATCGGGTTGCTAATTACCCCACATGATATCACTGTGACAAGAACTGTACCTTCTTTTTTAGCGGTAAATAATCCGCCAGGGGTGATTTCTCCTTTCATCGTATTACTTACTTTCCATTCTTCAGGACCGCAGTTTGTGGCAGAAAATTGAATGGTATCTTTCACAGATATGGTTGTACTTCCTTTTGCATCTATTTTTATCCTATTGAACGAGTACCCACCGTTGTCAACTGTTAGCCGGAGTGTAGAGTCACCCATTCTTGTGTATGCATGGGGTGTTCTATCAGCCCATTCTCCTGGGTAGAACCAACGATCACCTAAATTTTGTTTCATCCATGTTTTTGTACTAAACGGCCCGTCTGAATCGATAGCTAACGGATGATACCGAGCGTCACCGGGTGCATTAATGAAATGAGAAGTTATAACAGCTTTACCGGTATTTGATCTAATAGGTTCTTTTAATTCTATTGAATGGTATCCTGCGTGATCAAATTTCAAGTCTTGAACTTTAGCAAGTAAGTTCCCACACCTACTGTAGTCACCGAAATAATCATCATAGATATACAAGTCAACATTTTCAGCCGGTCCAGTCGTCCAAAATTCAATGTCTGTTATTAATCTTAATCCAACATTATACTCAACCTTCATTCGGCCATAAGCACGATTATAGACAAAACCCATATCCTTAGTCCAACCGCCTTCATCATGGTACAATGTCCTTGATATTGGATCTACTAACTCGTACCCTGTGATTACACTTGACCATGTGCCGATCCCTGCGATCCCATAACCTACATACCCATATCCTTCATCTCCCCAGTCTGTACCCCAGGAGTTTTTTACAATCCATGCATTCTTTGAATCATCCCATCCAACAATAAGAACCGAATGCCCATTCCAGCGATTCGATCTTGTCTTTATTACACTTTTTCCATCGTATGATTTTGATAAACAATTTTGGTTTATAACTGAATACACTGACCCATGATCCATTATGTTTTGTTTTATGATATTGATAGATGCGGGGTTGTCTTTTGAGAGAATCGCCCAATCTGTGACTCTTATAACTGGCTCATCACGTAGATCACATCTGTTATCCTGTGGAGAATATTTTTCATCTGATTCAAGCACAGCCCCTTTCTGTGTTAGTAGGTTAATGATCATCCGGTCTGTGCCACCATTGCATCCACCTGCTGAGCTTGTTCTTGCTTGATAAGAGCACTCTTTGGCATGCTCTTCTGATAGGTCATATGTTGCGCCATGGTTGCGTAGTATCGCAGTCTCTAACATTGCTATTACTGTGAATGAATTACAACAACCACAATTTCCTTGATTTTTAACATCTGTCGTATATCCTAATTCTCTACCATCATAAGTAGAGGGTAATCCGGCTGCTATGCTACACATCATAAGCATAAGCAGAAACGTTATTATTGTAAATTTCATATGTTATTCACCTGTCTAAATGTTTCTTAAAATCTTCATAAGGATATTCCTTCTCAGTCATACTTCCATCCTTGAACTGTATCTCTTTCATAAAACATGTTACTCCATCAGTCCAGCCTACACACCAAATATTAATCTTATGTAATATCCCATCTATCCACTCTTGTCCACCAAATCTCCAACGAATAAATGACATAAAGCCAGGAGAATAATTATCTACTGCATATACCTGACCTTCTATATAAGCTTCTATATTATAGACTTTATCTCTTGGTATATCTTTCCAATTGACTTCACGGCTATCATAGACCTTATCTGGTGTGTAATATAATTCCCATCTGCGTCTATACTCGTTATCTAAGTGCCTAACTATAGCTATACTTGAAAGAATATTGGAATTCATAACCTGCATCAGTTCCTTTGAAAGTGCCCGTAGTCTCTGAATCTGCCACTGCAACATATAATGCTATCATTATAGTATCATCTGCTGCGGTGCTGAGTGCCATTGAGCTACCCTCATCTGATGGATATACATTTTGTGCGCCTGGTTCAGATTCATCCAAGGTTGCCCAGGTATAAGAGCCCGTAGTTGCATTCTGAATATAATTTTCTGTATCAGAGGGACCCCCTTGATCTGCTCCAGATATGGGTTGAAACTTAACTACAGTACCTGCCTGATCAAAACCATTACTGGATAACCAGAACTTAAATGTCTCTACAGTTGTGTTACCACCATCTGCTGTAACTCCCCACATAAGCATCTTTACCGCACTATCCGCTGCTCCACCTGATATGTCTATTGTTCCAAAATCTAATTCATTTCCTGCTCCTGTACTTACACTGGATTCACCAGCTATAGCTGCAAGCCTTTCTGCTGCTGTGTCAACTGCGGTAGTTGCAATTGTAATCGGCCATGTTCTAAAAACAGTTGTTGGAGCAGCCATTATAAATCACAACCCAAATTATTTTTTATCATATTATTTTTTCTCCTGTATTATTAACCATTCAAAAGCTAATTTATTAATTTTATTCATTGTATTTATATTATTATAACTATGCCATATAGATTTATGTAATTCAGCAGGTATATAAATACCGATTGATTTATCATTATTTATGTGAAGATGATGAAAATAAGACCCTTTAAACCAATCATTTATTGGACTAATGCCCCATTCTTTACGATTATTATAATTATTTAATTTATTAATTCTATATTTTTCAGGATTTTTTTCACACCATTTTTTATATGCTTGATATGATTTATCTTTATTATTTAAATAATATTTTTTACGACGTTTTCTTTCAGGCTCCAGATTATTTTTATATTTTTCTCTTGCCCTTTTATTTAATTCATATCTATTTTCATCACCATATCTTTTACAACGTATTTTTACCATTTTATTTGGTGTGAAAATAAAACAATGTTTTATTGTTTCTGTATAATATATTTCTACATTTATATTGAAATTGTAACCATCAACTATCGTATGATATGCTGAAAAACTTTTACGATACATAATCACCCTTTTAATACTGCTTTCATCTTAGTTCTAAAAGCATTCTTCCTTCTTTCTCTCTTCTTTTTTTTCTGTTGGTATTGATGAGTACATAAAGCCCATGGGTTTTCTATTCCTGGTTCATCTTCTAACTTTTTAACACATTCGTCTATTTGTTTAGGCATAATAATACCTATGGTGTGTATTGATAAAATCTAATAGAAGCTGATGCGTCCTGGTCTGCCGCAATACCTTGTACTGCTATTGCTATAGTTCTACCACGAGTCCAACCAGTTGCATCCACAACATAAGGTAAATTCGGCATCCATACTGAACCAGTACCATATGCAGCAAGTGCATGTGCTAGACCAAGAGATAATTTTTCTCCACCATCATCTGTAAAATCTTGAGTTACTATCAACACAAATTTCGTACCAGTTGTTTTTGTTGCACTAATAAAAATATCAGTAATTACTGCAATCATTCCAGGTGGTACATAATGTAATAATCTTTCAAATATTGATCTTCCTGGTTTTATTTCCGCATAAAGATTAGCAGCACCTTTCTTTTTACATGTTATTGTTCCTACTGCCCCGCCAGCTGAACCTCTCTGTATAGCATCTATTTCTTGTATTCTATAAACATCTGTTGCAACAGAATCCTTTGCACCTGTTCCATTTAGTTCTATTATTTCTTCTTTTAATACCCAAGTATCATTAAAATATGTCATTTTTAGTTGTTCTAATCCTGTTTTGGTAAGATCATCTTCAACACTATCAGATACAAATGTAACTTGTGTTTCTGCGGCGGGTTGCTCTATTGCTAAATTAGAACTAAGTATTTTTAAACTAGTTTCATCTACATCCGCACAATATGCAAATTCTGAAAATACTTCATGATCATTAATATCCCCAAGACCTATTAAAGTCTCTCTATCTGGACTATCTGGTGATGGCATTATTTATCACCATTATTCCTTTTAAAGAAAAACATTCCTACCATACCAACTAACATACTATACCATTCTGGTATATCAAGTTGACAAAATATACATGCTATTGCTGCTATAATAACAATAAGTGCAAGTAATTTATCAGTTGATTCTTCTAAAAATTTTGATATTTTATCTAACATTATTTCACCTTATTCTTCTACTTTCTTTTTCTTTAAAATTTCTGGAAACATTAACTGGTCTGTGGGTGTAAATTCTTGCATTGGAGCATCTAAATTTGCTAATTCTTCTTTAAGACATTCTGCCCATTTCACGTCGGATAAGTCTTGGGATACCCATATTTCATTTTCTGAAATATAATCCTTGTCTTTATATGAACCAGAAGATTCCCATTTTTCATCGAGATCTAATCTAATATTTTTATCATTTACAGAAAAAACAGATATACCATCCATTTTTAATGCTTCTTGAACTTTATATTTACCAGATATTCTGCTACTTGGCTCATTAGGACGATTTGTGATATCTTTTTTTGTGTCCCTTGGCTCAAGATTTATCCATTTTTGTGGATTTATTTCATATGATGCAGAAACTTCCTCTGGTGGATTTTCTAATTCTTGTTTTGTTTGTTCAAGTGAAATTTTACTTTGCTCTGTCATTAATTCACTATTTTCCATTTCTTGTTTGAAACGTTCTAAATCTTGTATTTTTTCTCCGCCTTCAACAGGATTAAGATGAATTCCAATATCAAATAACCATTGCCTAGCTTCATTAATTGTTACAATTCCACTCGCTACTAATGATACTATTCTAGAAGTAATGTCATTTTCATCCTTTGCGAATAATGGGTTCCAAATAGGTTTAGGAATCGGAGCATTTTCACCAAATTTATTTCTTATAATATGTCTAAATATTTGATCTTCCAGTGTATTACTAATCTCTCTCTGGATGTTCTGGAGCATATTTACCCAATCGTCCAAGCTAACCTCTGCTGTAGTTCTAGAGCTTCCCTCTGGCTGTCCTAGTAGCTGTGGTGGAACACCTAGTGCTATCGTTCTCTGAGTATCGTGATAATCTAAATATCTTACCATTTGAGAAATACTACTTGCAGGTGCTGGTAATGGAGTCCCTCTTACATCTCCTCTAGTATATAAATCTCCACCTGCACTTCTATTTGCAGTATCAGCTATAAACTGTGTAAATACTGGTTCTGGCCAAATATTATCTTTATCACCACATGCAAAATGCATAGGTGGTTTTACCGTAGCATGACCTAATAGAATCAGATCATTCTCTATTTGCCATATAATTTCCTGGGTTCTAATAATAGACATCAACATTGATGTACCATTAAAAGTTTCGTATTGCCATGACAAAGGATTATATCTAAAGTGGGCCATTTTATCTGGTGTATATGATACTGGGGGTGCAGATAAAAATTGTAGATAACCAAAAACGTTACCATATGAATCTGCTCTTACTCTCATATACAATGGATCTAATGGTTTAAGCCATATTAAATCTCCCTTTGGTGCAACTTCAAGATATTTACCACCAGGATTTTTCATCGTAACCATTGGGGCATCCTGCCCATCTAATGGTCCTTTGCCAGCCCAACTATAATCTTCTTTATGAACTTCGTAATTAGTAAAATCGTTACTCTGTTTTTCTTCTACTTCAAGATCTTCATATACTAGTTCAACATATGCATTACCATAGATAAGCATATCCTTTCCAATCATATTCAGGTTAAGATAAAAATCATCTTGACCATCTATCCATGATTGGAGATAACTCGTTATTGCAAAATGATAATCTTCTAGTGAAGAGTACTCATCTTCTGGATACCAAGTTTGTAATGGATTTATCTCTAATCGATTAAATCCTTTAATAATTGCAGATGATACAGTTTTATCAATTGCTCTTTTAACTTTAGGAACAGTCCTATACATAAGTCTGTACTTAGATAGATCGGCTATAGGAGTGATACCCCAGAGCTTTATCCACTCAGACGTATATGGACTTACCTTGTAACCTAATCCTGAACCTGGAGGAGTTGCGTGCTTAGGTACAATGTTCTGCTGCATCATCCAACTGTCAGCAGTTTTTTGATCGTATTTTCTAGAATCTCCTCTATTCAACAATCTAGCAGTAAATTGAGAAGCTTTATTTAATAGACCACTCTTTGGAGCTTCTGCTTTAATATGAACTGGATTTGGAGCGTGCGCTGTAGAACCCACGACACGGGTCATCTGGGCATCAGCAGTCATACTTGGTTCACTAATAGTTGAAACATTAGGAACGACAACAGTACTACCACTACTTGTATTACATTTGGGACACGTTTCAACGGCTATTTGTTGTCCAGACTTAATGTCAAAACTTTTCACCGTTTCTGTTCCACATTTTGCGCATAACATAATATCACTAATCTACTTTTAACCTTTTGACAGTTTTCTTAATTTGACTATTTGGAGATTTATTCGGACCAACTTGTTTTCTAGTATGTTTTTGGTATATTGAATGACATTTATTTTGATAAACGTCAGGATGTCGATGCATTGATGGTCCACATTCAGCTCCTGACCCCCCACTTTTAGCTTCTACAGATGTAGAGTCTTTACATTTTGATCCTTTCATTGCTTCTTTTATATCTTCTCTAAATGTCATTTTATACCAAGTCCCTGCATAATTTCACTACTCCATGGAGCATTAAATTTATTATTCTGCATATCAAAATTTATATCCATAATATTGTCTGCCTTTGAAAAACCACCAGCTTTACCAGATACTGAACCACCAGAGAAATTAGTTATTCCTTTAGTGCCAATTGTAAGGGATAGAACCATATCGTCACTTTTTCCAAGTCCCTGTAATTTATCATTACGATAACCAAATGCCCCAAGTTCTATCATTAAATCATCTATCATTTTACGAGATTTTACATCACCATAAGGAAATATAATTTTTTTATCTTCTATTAATGATCTCAATAAAAATGTATTATTTTCTTTACTTTGCCTAGTAGTGGGGATTCCAACCACTGGTAATCTTTCTTTTTTTAAAATTTGTTCAAAAATCGCCTGAAATATATTGTTTTCGACGTGTATTTGAATTGGTTGAAACAATTTATATCTTTCTCTGATCGCATCTAATTGAACATCATACGTTTGTCCAGATTGTTTCCATATATCACAAATAGAAATATTACCGTTACGATCGTCTTTTAGAGTTGTAATTACACTATTATCAGAACTTGAGGTAGTCCCTATACTAAAATCGACTGAAATTAAATATCTTGATTCATTATCAGATTCCGTTTCAAAAATATAATCTTCTCTTAAACATGACCTTAATAAATCTCTTGGAAATATAGAGTCATCATCAGACATTGGCTCGCACATAAATTCACGAGCGAAGGCATAAGAACCAATTTCAGCCCTTTTCTTCATTAAATTTTCATAACTGTATCTTTCCGGCCAGAGTGGCTCGTTAGCAGAATTTAATGCTGGATATACTGCAAGTTTATAAGCCCGTTCTGGTTCCATTAATTTACTATATAAATCAGTAGCTGAAAATCTTGTTCCAATTACACTGAGAATTGCTTCGGCATGGCAAAGATTAGAAATAGATGAAAAGAAAAATTCCTCAATAGCATCTGCCGTCATGGATGAGTTTTCACTCAAAGGATCATCTATAACACAAATTAATGGGTGCATACCACGTACAGAAGACCCAAAAGACCTAGATTCTATTTTATTATGATTATCCTTTTCATTTAATTCAATTAAATTTTTATTGCCCCTAGACCAATTAAGACTATTAAGAATCTCTGTATTTTCAATAACTGTTTTAATTCTTTCTATAAGCATTTGGCTCTGATCTAATGAATTACTTATAATCAGAGTATCGCAATTAGAAACTTGTGATGTGAGGATTTGTTCTGGTGAAAATAAAGTTGTCCAAAGAGGAAAAGCCATAGAACTTATAAAACTTTTACCATGATCACGAGAACAAATATTAAGAGTTCTTTTATGATTTAAAAGATTATATAACCATTGTTTATGGAACTGTTTTAATTCTAACCCTAAAATTTCAGTAGTAAAAAAATAAACATCGTTTTCTGCTGTTTTAAAATTCATTTCATCAACAAAACTCATATTCACAAAACCATTAAATTTATATAAAGGGCAGTTTCATCAGATACTATCATGCTTTCTTTATTATTCAATAAATATTTAAAAGCAAGTTTATTAATTTTATTCATTCCATCTCCATCAGTCTGTCTGTGTCTAACAGATCTGTGTAATTTAGCTGGAATATGTATTACATATTTGGCATCAACGTGATGCCCATGTGAATTATTAAAATCTTTATTTAAATCAATAGGATTTGGATCAAGCATCTTTCTTCTTTTAGTTCTATATTTTCTACTAGAAACTCTTTCTCCCCCAAGCCAATGTGGAGATTTTTCACCAGTTTTACCATACATATGATTATTTTTACCAGAATGAATTTTACTTAATTTCTTACGTGTTTCTTTAGATGCTTTTCTACCAGTCATCATCTTACTATGGTTTCTTTTTTGTTCTTCAGAAATTTTCTTTCCTCTATGACCATTACCAATTTTTCGTTTATGTTCTTCAGATAACTTTCTACCTTCAAGAGATTTACTCATTTTCAGTTTACTTTCTTCGGTATGGTGTTTACCAATATTAGCATCTCTAAGTTTCTGTCTTGTTTCCTTTGTAACAACATGTCCAAGATGTTTACAAGATCTACATAAATCACAATAATCAGCTTTTTCTAATACTCTTTCTCCACCACAATTATCACAAACTACACATATTTTTTTATGACTCTTTGGTGCCCAATCTGTAGAATAATATCCAAACTTCTCAAATGTCTTTACTTCGTTAATCATATTTTATCACCTTTGATCACAAGAAAGGATGAGGATCAAATCTCATCCCAACTTGGTGAATAAAAAAACACGACTTATCTACGATAGTCGCCTGCATTAAAATTATAAACTAAAAATTTTTCTTTTAAAAAATATGAGCCATCTTCGTTCAAAATGGCTATATCTTTGGAGTGTGAATCATTGCACTCGATTTCTATTATCATTTAATCATCTTCTAAACATTCCAGTACACTTTCATATATCTCTGGATTGTTTCTTTTTATATTATTTAAAGTTATTTCAATATGTGCATCTACAGCTTCATCATATTCTACAATTGATTCTATATTTGCACCTTTTGTTATCATGTTATTTTTGAATGCTTCGGTGAAAGCTACAATACCAAGAAATATTGATCCCGCTTCATTAGGATACATTAGCATTTGGTGTACTATATCTCTGAAAGCATAAACTAAAACATCAGAATGCATTGCATGTAGGCGTTTTTCTGGACTTATTTCTAATTTCCATGGTTTTATTTCTTTACCAATAATTGGTTCACAATCAGGTAAAATATAACCAAGATCAGGGCTACTAAAAAGATCCCAGAACGAATGTCTTTTTTCAACACTGAACTTTACTTCGTAGTTTAATATTCTCATATAATCACTAATGTCTATTATGTGCCAATACTATATAAATATATGTTTTATGCTGTTCCTTCTTCACCATTCATTTTAAATCACCATTCATATTATGTGTTATTGGTATATATGGTTATTTATTATAACATTCAAGATTTATAAAATAAATAGCCTCTTCATCTAATATTATATTTTCTTTATTATAATATAAATATTTGAATACAACTTTATTAATTTTATTCATACCCCTACCATCTGTTTGACGATGAGATATAGATCTATGTAATTCAGAGGGAATGTTAATTATATATTTAGAATTTATATGGTGGCCGTGAGAATCCTTGAAACCTTTATTTAATTCGATTGGATTCGGATCAAGATATTCCTTTCTTTTTGCTTTAACTTTCCTTCTAGCTTTCTGTATCCCACCTTTCCATGTGGGATGATTTTCACCAATTCTTCCAAACATTAGATTTTTATTACCACATTTCCCAAACATTGGATTTTTTGAACCTAATTTAGACAAACTCTGTTGTTTAATAGTTTCTTTTGAAGGATGTTTACCTTTATTACCTTCACTTATCTTTAATTTATGTTCATTTGAAAGTGGTTTATGAGTTCTTGCTTCAATTAATTTTTTTCTATTTTCTTTGGAAATTGTATGTAATTTTCTTGAACAATCCGAACATATATTTTTAAAATTATTAAATGAAATCCACTTCCCAGATTTACAGCCCTCGCATATTCTCCATACCTTTCTATGAGAATATCTTGTTAAATCTGTAGAATAATAACCAAATTTTTTAAACGTAATGTTTTCATCAATCATATTATCACCTCTACTAAATATTAAAGGGGTAGAGACCCCTTAATATCTAATGATAATTTTTTATTATTTTTCTAATTCTTGCATTTTGTCTCGTATTTCTTTCCAGACATCGGGATGTCCGGGTAGGATAGCCATTGCTGCTTCTTCAAATGAAGAGGGAACATGCATATTTATTGGAGATATAGTTGTTGGGTCACCATTCAAAACGCCTAATTTATCAACAAATTTCCCCGATTCAGCAATTAGTGTTCCTAAAAGTCGAATTTCATCTTTTTCAAGTGTTGGTTTATCAAGAAAGATAATAGCCCTTGCTTTTACACGTGAAAGCATTTGGGAACAAGTACTTGCGACACTTGGAAGATAATCTACAATTTTTTCTTGAGTATCTAATGAAATATGACGAGCCATATGCTGTTTTATTATTATACTATGTGTATTTATTCCTTCTTCTACTAAAGCTTGTAATACATCATCAATTGTCATTTTACCAAGTAAATAAGCAATTTCATACAATTCTCTATTTTCTGATTCTTGTATAATACAATTACATATTTCTAAGTTTAATTTTTTAGCCATAGTATCACTCTAATTATTATAAAATAGTAACTAAATAGCAATCGCTATTTAGGTGAGATAAAGTTTTATTTATCCTCTAAGTAATATATATTGTTAGGTTAAGTATATAAGCGTTTCCTAAAAAAGAGAATGAGTTACTTAATCAGCATTTCTGTATTTCCATGTATCATTAGCATAATCACATTCTGGACATTCACCATCATCACATAATGATATATCACAAAACGGACACATTAACGTTTCTCCACAACAAGGACATTCCATTTATTCACCACCTAAATATTTAAATATATTTACATAACTAATAGCTTCAGTTTTAGTTCTAATAATTTTTTCTAATTGTAATTCTTTTAATATTTTTTGAACATTACCAATATCAGAACCATTTAGACCTAAATCTATTAGATCATATCCATCAAGCAAAGGTTCAATATTAATTTCTTTAACTAAATTATCTTGTTCAATAAATTCAAACATAGAATCATTATGTTTATCTGCATTATCAGCCCTGGCAATCAACATAAGCAAATCAAAATGTGGACTATCATATAATTTTCTACATTTAGATACTTTCATATTTTCTATTTCTTTAATTTTCATATGATTTTCTACTACAAATTTAACAGCTTCAACTTCAATTTTAGGTCTACCCAATCTTCTCATAATAGATTCTGCAATTTCTACTCCAGCTTTTGCATGGCCATGATAGGTCATTCCTTCCCTGGTTACAGGTTTACCTATATCATGTAACATAGCGGCCATTACAGCTAATGGACCATGTTCCTTTACTCTTTCCATTACAAGAATGGTGTGCTCTAATGCATCTCCCTCAGGGTGCCACTGAACACTCTGTACACACCATGATAAATCATCTACCTCCGGTAGTACCTTGGACAATACATTGTAGAAATATAAAGCTCTCATGGCTTCCTCAGGCTCACTAAACATCTGCTTGAGTTCAGAGTATATTCTTTCTCCAGATAAAGTAGAAAGATCGGAATCCATTATTGCTACTTGTAATTCTTGTTCAATATCAAAATCTAAAATAATAGAAAATCTAATTGCTCTAAGTACTCTCAGTGGATCCCCGTGTATTGGGTGTACAGTGATTAAAGGATCTTCAACACTAGAAATACGTTTGTTTATAATATCCTGCTGACCCTTAAATGGATCAATAATTCTACCATATTCATTCATAGCCATTGCATTCATTCTAAAATCTCTTCTGGATAAATCTTCTCTAATTTTATCAGTAAACTCAACTACTGGATGTCTACCACCTGTCAAATCTTTACGCATTGTAGTGACTTCTACTTCACCGATATCGTCTCTTACTACAACTGTACCAAATTTCTGACCCAATGGATGAGAGTCAAAATTCTTTAATACATCCTCTGGAAGCATTGAAGTTACTATATCAATATCTTTTGGATTTCTACCCATGATAGTATCTCTTACTGCTCCACCTACTATATATGAGTCTGGTAATTTTTTTAATAAATTCATAATTATACCTCGTTTATTAAACTTAATGGGCTTTGAAAAATATTACCAACTATTTCAATATCCTTAAGATTATTTAAATCATCGGGACAATCTACAACAAATCTATATCTTTTATTTTTCGGATAATTTATTCTACGTGGATCAAACATTTCGTCATAATCACATTCAATTATATCATTTTCATATATTTCTCTATTGTCCTTATCTTTTCTATTCATATATGATCTTAAACAGACATTATTAATCGGTTCCCATTCAGTATCTTCTCCTTTATTATAAAAAATAACTTCAATTAAATTTCCATCCTCAAAAACTAATGAGTCTATATTACCCCACATTGTTTTTGTAACTTTATCCCATGCTTGATATTTTATTTCCTTCATACTTATATTACAACCCATTAATATTTAAGTTTATCCCTAATCAAATAATTCAAAACTATATTCATTATCCAAATAAGATATATTCAACTCACTTATTTCTCTCCATTCTGGTTTTCCTGCTTCTATCCATTCAACCCATATTGATTTAAAATATGTAATACCACCATATCTTTTTGTTTCTCTTGAACAAATTCTAAAATCATGTCCGTCTGGATGGAGTTTCATTAAGTCTTGTAGTTTCATTTTATTTTATCCCAAGGGATGCACATTTCTTTAACCATTCCTTTGTATTGTCACCGTCTATTGCTTCATGTTTAGGACATTCTTCAATAGTAATTTTTATTCTCTTTCCTACAAACCTAGATATTAAATCATTCCATTTTGATTTATTTTCATGTTCTATTTTTATAGTTGTAAATGGCCTTGAATCATAACCGTACTCTTCTGTTAAGGTAGACTTAATAATGGCATAGGAACAATTATCTTTCCAACATTCTATACACTGATCTCCTATTCTATGCATATTACAAATATCCTTTCCACATACTCTACATTTTGTAATGATGTCTGACTCTTTATTACAAATGTCACATGTGATTACTTCAATTTCTTTTGTTATTATTTTTCTCATTTATATTACCTCATTATCCATTCAGAACCATTCCATCGTTTTTTATATATTTTTTGCATTATAAATACAAGCCATAATTGTTCATATGAATGAAATCGTTCAGTATTTATAGAATTATTAAATTCCCAACACATACATGATAAATCCATTTTAATCATATCTTGTAATTGATCTTGACGATATAATTTAATAATTTCACGACCATTTAAAAAATCCCACTGTTCTGGATGATGTACGGTGTAATCTTCATAATCCTGTGTATATGATATGCAGATTCTACCATGTTTTTCAGATGATAATTTCCAATAATAAAAATCACCATCAATAATATCACTATACATTTCTTCAGGTAACTGTCTACACATTTTTATATATTCATCAGTTATATCCATTTATATAACTCCTCCATTAGATATAGGGCTCTCTACAGGACTCTCAATGGGACTTTCTATTGGATTATGTATTGGGTCGAGTATACTATACATTCCATCAGGTAATCCATCAGTGTAGTTTGTCAGCTTATTTGGTAGTATTTCTCCAGTTATAAAGTATATCATTTTATTTCTCCTTTACTTTCTATTGGCATTAAAGACATATATTGTAAATCTATTTCATCAATTATTGTTATATCCCCTTCTTTGTGACATTTTATTATATATCCACCGGGTTGAATATCATATTCTATATTTAAAATATCTGGATTTATATTCATATTTAATGACATTGTATAATTATTAATATCGGTACTTTCTATTTTACCTATAGTAATATTAGATGTACCAATATTAACTATAGTGGTTTTTGCCTGTTCAAAAATACTATCTATTGCTTCTTTAGAATAGATGGTGTTATCATGATTTGATTTGAGTTCTATTTTAGTAATAAAATTCATTTATATAACCAACTTATTTGTATATTTTTGTTATATTAGTTTATATAAACTAATTAATGTACACTTATATCTTTTCATTAAGTTCATCTAATCTAAGATTATACAACCAATCTCTAAATGGTTCGGAATTTATTTTTTCTGGGAATGAACTATTTTTAACTGCATATTCAAATCCTTTAAATAGATAACATGTATTTTTCGGTGTTGGGTTTATTACTGGATTAAACTTAAATCCTTCGCCACTTAATAAATTAATACCAAATAATAAACTTCTATTAATAATTCCACATCTTTTACTAATCATTGGATCATTTTTATTGCCTAAAACATATTTTTTATAATTATGCATCGCTAGACCCTTAATACTATGTACACAAGCTTTAGTCTGTCCATACTCTTTAACTAAATCCCTCAATTCATACAGATAACAAGACCTATCATATACAATAATATCAGACATAATACCAGTTAAAAAGTTAATATTACCTTTAATAAGCTCATCTACAACCCTTCCAACTTCATGAGATACAAAATCATCCCCTTTAATCTTCATAACCTTGGAACTCAACCTAGTAATACTACCATTTAAAATATCTTCAGAGGGAGCAATATGCACAACAAAATAATCATTATCACTACCTTCGTGATTCATCTTCCAAAGATGAGAACCGACTTGTGTTTTCCACAATTCAATCATATAACCACCCCATATCATATGAAGGACAATCTGGTGTACATTTCTTTTCTTCCCTAAAACAATCTTTATCTGGAATCATCATTCCTTTCCATTCTATTTTATCTTTCATATTAATTACCTATACTTACACTTGGTGCAAAAAATAATGCTAATAAACACCATAGATTTTGTGTAATATATATAGAAATTCCAATTAACCCAACATATATTAATGCTATTGGATAAGATATTATATTATCACCAATTATAAAGAAGGACTTATAATTATAACCATTGCTGGAAACATAACAAATAAGCCCCAACCTATTTCAGTTAATACATTTAATATTTGTAATTTTTTTATCATGCCTTATACATCCAATTACAAAGCCATTATACATCGTAAATATCAATTCACCATCTGTAAAAACGGATAATAAATTATCATTCATAAAGTTTTTAAACTCCTCTTTTTCCATCCATACTGTCATTTTTATCGAATTCATTTCTACTTTAAACATTTATTCACCTACATTACAGAAAAAATAATAACAAATGGAGTTATATCATACATAAAACTCATAATCCTTTGTGTAATCATTCAATCCTCTCCACTATGATTCCATTATAAACAGCATACACCGTTTCACCTCTCTCATCAAAAACTTGTAATCTTTGACCTTCTACAAACTTTACAAAGTTTTCATGCTTCATAAGCATACGGTTATCTTCTGTTAAAAGTTCTATTTTATACATTTTTATGCACCAAAGTTACATTAGATAAACTAACCATCAACTCTTCATTCTCTTCTAATGAATCCATAAGATATTTATATTCTTCATCTGTTAAAGATTTTAATTTATCTCTATTAGATTTATTCATAAAGTTCCTGTGCTATAATTCCAACTATTTTAATTAGATATTCTTCTGGAATACCAGAATCTATCATTTTCTGACCTATAATTTCACTGTTATTATTTACACGTTCTATCCTTTCAATCAGTCCATTTAACTCAAATTGCACTTCTTTTAAATCATCTATATTAAATCTAAACATACCCACACCTCTAAATTTTTAAATAATATCTATTCTCTTTACCACAGTTCAAACATTTTCTTATACCATTAGAATATTCATATTCATGATTACAGGAAAATATAACTGTTGTATACTCATTTTTCTTACATGAATTTAAAGCAATCCCTATAGAAACTGGTGAGCAATCATACGTGTTAATATCTTTATAACAAACTACACTGGAATCATAACCTCTTGTTCTACCAGATTGAGCCCAAGCCATTTTAACAACTATCCAAAAAGAAGCCCAAGTATGAATCCTACGTTGATTTTGGTATCTATGATAAAATTTTAATAGTCTATTCATATTTCTTTCTCAACCTATTATATTCATCTCTTTCAAAATTTTCAAGATAAAGTTTTTCATACTCTTCCTTTTTACGTTTAACTTCTTTCTTTTTATTTGCTGTAATCTTTTTTTTCTTCATGTTCTTCTTTATAAACAGCAGGATAATCAGAATCATATAAAAATCTTATTGGAAGTTCAAATTGATCTCTATTAGATTCACCATATCTATATTCTTCAAATTCAACAAAAATACATCTCGACCTAAATTCAGATTCAAATATATCGACATCACACATTTCACCTTCAGGTAATCTATTATATAAAATAATAGACAGTTCTTTAGTCTTTTCTTCTATAAGATCTGTTATAATATTTTGTGTGTATAGGAAATTATAAAATTCCTCTTCTGTTATTTCATTCATAAGTAATCTTTAACTCCATAGAATCTTTATCAAAATCTGTATAATCTATAAATACAACATCATCTGGATCTAAAGTACTACCATAAACTAACACCTTTAAAATCTGTTGTGATAAATCTTTAGTCATTTCATCTCTATTCATAAGTAATCTCCAAAGTTAACATATCTTCACACAGTTCAGGATATCTTTCTGGATGTCTTATACAATCATATAAATTAAACGGTATTGTGAGAAATTCTTGTATCATAATTATCCCAACTCTATCAGTACATCATACATTTCATAAAGTCATCTATTAATTCTTCGTCTCTATTATCTATTTCATTCATAAGTAATCTCCAGTTTTAAAGAATCTTTCTTTGTTACATTTAGAAGTAAATAAGATTCATCCATTACTCCATATACATTTCCCATTTTATCTTTAAATGGTTTATCTATACTATAATCATAAGTATATGAATCTGATGCTTCATAATCCATACACTTAATACGTGCTTATCGTATTTAAAGGTGTTGGGTTACATTTAAAGAATTATTGTATAGTATAAATATTTTAAAAAATTTTAAAAAATAAAAATCGTTAGTTTAATACATTATAGTGTTTAAAATACTCCCCCTAATTTTTTGGGTAGAAGCTATTTATTTTTTACCATTTTCTAAATATTCTTAACTAAATATTTAAATGTATCCCATAAATTTATTTCAATTCAAGTTCACAGTATGAAACCTTGTTTTTGATAATTTTTTTATACTGTTTTCATGGGCACGGCCAGGTCTAATAAAAACGCTATCGGTAGACTGTGGGCACTACATATATGATTTACTTTTTCTTTTTCTTTTAACTGCATCTATTGCTATCGTTTTTACTACCGATAAGTATATATACTTAGGAATCAATTGTAATGTATCCCAAAGTAAGGGGATAAAACCAGGTGCCTAACCGGTGCCGATAGGGCTACACACACACGAACTCAAAAATTTGCGAAGTAATCAGAATCAGGTGATAATAAGACAGGCTAAAAATTGCAGTGAAGTTAAAAGTATGTACACATACATAGGTAGGTATGAGTTCCACTTTATACTCTCAACACATAGACGCTTAGAATTGTCATGAGGTAATACGAATGTCTCTAAGCCTGTGTACAAGGGATTTCCTACAATCCTTTGAATCTCTGGTGGGTGGAATGATCACAAGCAAATAAAGAGGCCCAACATTTCGAAGGTTTGAAAAGCCTTTAGGTGTTTAATGTGGTTATTTTTGTCTAATGGTTAAACCATTACTGATGAGACTTTATTAAGTCGAAACAAAAATATCGGAGGACTAATATTATGATAAATGAAATACCAGTAGATATATTTGATCATGAACATGCATACCCCTTAATTTTTGTGCATAAAAAAACAAATGAAGTATTGTGTGAAATATGCGCAAGGGGTTTAAATGTAAATGAATATAATGATTATGTATTTGATTATTATTTGGAAGGAAGTACTTTAGATTGTGATAGATGTTATGAAATTATTGAATCTGCATATGGACCAATAGAATAATTAAATTTAAGTATAAATTAATCGGAGGATATATTATGAGTATAATGCAAAAAATTGTATGTGGATTATGTGTATTATGTATGATATCATTATGGGGAATTGTTGTATATATAGCTTTAAATTCTGGTGGTGTTTAAAATGGGTATGGGACATTTTTCAAAACTGAAAAGGCATGATAAAAGAATTGATGCAGCTAAGAAAAGATTAGGTAGTAATTTTATACATAGGTGATCAATCATGAATGAATATAGATATTCGATATATCAATCAACAAAGGACTTATGGGGTATTCCAACTTATGAGGTCGATGCATGGATAATAAAATCTTCTAATGAAGATAAAAAATCAAATGCCGGTAAACATACAGTGGTATCATTAAAACCAATACCGGACGATTTTTTATATAGTTATGGATTATCTTTGCACTCGCACGTTACACTTGAACGACAACGTAACGAATTATTAAAAAAATCTTCATTATCTGAAAATCAAAAAATGACAATTGTTTTTATGACATTTGATAATCTTGATGAAGTTAAAAAAGTTATTGTTAAAATGGAGGGGTGATATTATGACAGATAAAAAAACATTTAGTAGGATGGAAGATATTGCGGCAGTATTAGATATAGAATGTTATGAAATGTTTAACATTTCTGATCATGACGTTGATGATTATTATGATGAGGTGCTTCATTATGAATAAAGCTAATTTTCATAAAAATCTAAGTATTAGAATATCATTGGGTAATTCTAAACTTGGTACTATCCCACAGTTTAATTTAACACCGGTTAAATCATGTTTAAATTGTTCTGAATGTAAGAAGTATTGTTATGCTCTTAAGAGTTATAGACAATATCCAGGAACTAAAAGGGCATGGGATACTAACCTACATGTATGTATTCATGATTTAGATACGTTTAAGCATGAAATGCGGGATTTTCTGACTATCTATAGTCCTAAATATTTTAGGCTTCATAGTTCCGGTGATTTTTTTAGCCAAGATTATATAAATGCATGGTTTAAAATTATAAATGAATTTCCAAATACAACATTTTTGGCTTATACAAAAAGTTATAATAATAGAAGTACACACGACTATCTAAAGTTTAACAACATACCTAAAAATCTTAAACTTTATTTCAGTATTGAACCAGATTGTAAACTTCCAAAAGAAAAGCCTAAGAATGTTAAGTATGCTTACATTGAATCTGACGATAGAATCAATAATTCTTTTGTATGTCCTGCGACTACTGGTGATCATACTAAAATGACGTGCGATAAATGTTTAAGGTGTTTTAAGGGTAATGAGAATGTAGTATTTAATTTGCACTGAGGTTGATAATATGACAAATATAATGGATACTGAGGTATCTAATGAACAATATGTAATGGTTACAAATATTATATGTAATACATATGGGAAATCATGGCATGATATTTCCTTTGATAGAAGGAGAAAAATAGTTAAACAGTTTTTAAATGAATAAAATTTTATTCTCTTCTAATTTTTTATAAAGTCTATTTAGTTAAATCTATTAGGCGTAAAATATTTAGGATAAATTTAAAAGATAGGTGATATTATGAATATTGAACAAAGTTATTATTTAGAATGTAATTTAAGAAAAGAATTAATCAGATTAAATCCTAATGATGGAACACTAAAAATTATTTTTTGTTCAACTTATGACGCTGTTAAAGCATATAGTAAAGCAATAACAAATTATTGGTGATAATAATGATCAATACAACCCCAGAACTTATTAAACAAATGGAAGATATACATTTAAATGTCTGTAATGAATACGGATATAAACCGGTGCCTATAAGTCTTAATGGAAGACTTAAAGCAATTGCAGGACGATGTATAAGATATTCTTATGGTGATAATAGAAACCATATTGAACTATCAAAACAGTTTATAGAGTGTAATGACTGGCGCATTGATGTTTTAACAGCATTAATAAAACATGAAGTCGCACATTTGAAACATCCTAATCATGGATATGGATTTACCGCAGAATGTCGGCGCATGGGACTTCCTTATAATCACACATGGAAAATATTTAATGATTTAAAACAATCCCCCAAAAAATATACTGCGGTCTGTCCGGCATGTGGTTATAAACATCAATTAGCTAAGAAGACAAAAAATATGAATAGAGAATCATGTGGTCAGTGTTCTAATGTTTATGATGAGAATAAGAAATTGGTATATGTTAAGAATTGGTGATAATAATGAATGATGTAAATATTATATCAACAACAATAAGTTATAAAGGATATGCTATAAAAATATCCAATGGTAGTGTATTTGTACCGCAATTTGGCACCACTATTTATAATCATAGTCCTCATTGGAGTACTGTAAAAATTCCCATAGAAAAATTGAATCATGAACTAAAAAACTTTTTAATTAATAAGGAATTAATATAATATTCTGGTGATAATAATGATAATTGATGATGAAATATATGATGGATTTCTTTATAATGTTTGTCTTAACTGTGAATGTTATAATCAATGTAAAAATTTAGACTTTGAAGATATAGATAATTGTATTGATGGAAGGGAAGTAAATAATATGGAATTATTTTTAGAAGAGAGAGATTTATAAGTGGTGATAATGATGACAACAGTATATAAATTAACACAAACAGAAATTAAAAGATTATTACCTTATGGATGTAAAGATATAAATTGTTGTGTTTGTCCATTTAGAGATAATAAAGACATATGTAATGAACTAATGTATTTACTTGAATTAAAGAGACGATTATAATGACAAAAGAAATAGCCAAACAAATAAGAAATGATTTAAAGTTAATAAAGGGCTTTAAATTTTCAGTTAGAACCGAATATTTTTCAATGGGTAGTTCAATTACTATTAAAGTTTTAAGGGCACCTATGAAAGTTTATAAAAAGCCAGGTGTTAATTATCAATTAAATCAATATCATTTAGATAGTGACTATTATAAAGAATATTTAACAGATGAAATTTTAATTGAACTTAAAAAAGTTCTTGATATTGTCAATAAATATCATTGGGATAAATCGGATCCACAAACAGATTATTTTAATTGTAATTTTTATTTCCATTTTCATTTAGGCGAATGGGATGAAAATGTTATGGAAGTGTAAAAATGAATAATAAAGAACTTAAACCATTATGTGAATATTTATTACAAAGATGTCATGACATGACAGATTGGACATTATGCACTTCTAAAAATGGATGCGAACAATGCAATTTACATATAGCTAAACAAATAAAGTTATATAGGAAGTGATATTATGAGACAATTAACAATACCAGAAATAAACAAACTTGCATCCGGTAAAAGTGTTAAGAAGATAGCTGTCGAAAACTTTTTAATGTCTATGGGTGATAATGCATTCGAAGCTATCCTTAATCTTGGATATGATACAGAATTATACAACTGGAATCACACCACAGTTAAAGCAATTAAAGATGGTATAACATTAGCAGAATATTAATAAGGTGATTACTATGGAAAGTTTTTGCGATGGATGCGAATGTGAAGATAAATCAGAATGTGAACAATGTATTGAAGAGTACTATCTAAATAGAATTCAGGAGTGATGAATATGAAAACATATACAGAAGGAGTAATAGATGGTTTTTTAACTGGGGTAATACTTATTTGGATTATAACGTTGCTGTAATAATTCTAACTATTGATAAGTACTATAAATTAATGAGGATTGAATTTAAACCCCATAGATTAAACTTTATACCTAATCACATGTATTGATATAGACCAGGACAGAAGATTGAATACAGAGCGTTTAAAAGGGAGTTATATATAATGATTAAATTAGATAGTAATGAATTAATAAAAGAATTAAACAAACTTCAAAAATATGATTTATTTGGAGATTATGACCTTTACATAGATAAATCTAAATGTGGGGAATACCTTATGTTTGATGATGTGGAAGATATGATAAAGGGATTGGTATCCAATGACTAACATAACCCAGGAACAAATAGATAATATGAATAATCTTATGTTAGAATTACCATTTTATAAAGAAAATCAAGAATGCAAAAAATGTGGATTTACATAATGAAAACAATTTCCATGAAGGCATATACCTAATGTGCTATAGAATACACGAGATAGATTATTAAAGGTGATCAACATGACTTATCAGAATATAATGATTGACAGGATAAGGGCATTAATAGAAAATACTAAATGTGATCAACAATATTGTCCTTTTGAAGATGAATGTAATGATGATGGAGACTATTGTCAAGAAATGATGGAATGGCTAAACGAACAATACATTTAAAAGAAGTGGTAATAATGGATGCAGTAGAATGTTTAAACTGTGGAAATATTATATTGTATGATTTTAGAGAAATTACATACAATTTAGTTAATATACGTGAAAATATTTTTACGGACAAAGGAAAAATTATAATGTCTAGTTTGGATTTATTTAATAAAACTATAGAATGCTGTGATAAACCAGATTATTGTCATATAGAATAGGTGAGTAAAATGATGTTAGGAATTAACCAAAGAATTGTATTAAGAATACTACAGGAACATTTAATTGAGGAAGGTTCATCAGGCAATGATATTGCGATTGAAATGATAGAAAAGATGCTTGAAGATAATGATGTGTTAAAAAATGAAACTTAATAGAGACCAGGAAGATATTTTAGAGACTTTAATTATTCTTTTAAAAGAAGATGAACAACATAATGATGATAACGAACATCAATATGCATTAGAAATTATAGATAATATACTTGAAATAGGAATAATTTAGGGGTGTTAAGAAATGAATAGCGACCATGTGCAAAGATATCATATAAGACCAGATGGTTATATTTCTGGTGTTTCGTCTGGTGAATGGATAAAGGTAAAGGATATTAAACAATTTTTAAAGAATTTAGAAAGACATAGTGTAATAACAAGTAATTTAGTTACTCCAATACCAAGTGGTAAATGGGTAAAGTTTGAAGATATTAAACAGTTATTTAGGGAGGATTAATTATGGAATTAAAAGATTTAAAAAGATATGAACTTGATAACACACCATCAAATTATGGACTACAACCATATATAAAGGGTAATTGGGTATTATTTGAGGATGTTAAACAACTATTAAAGAATGATATTCCTTTGGTTGAATTAACTCCTACTCTTAAAAATGACAGCAAAAGACATAACATGGTTTTTAAAGGAACTAATATAACCTACCGATTGTCTGTTAAAAAGTCTCATTTTTGGATTTATAATAGAGATACTGGTCAGGAGATACAATATATTAATAGTGCCAATGGTATTCCAGAACCTTATAAAATATGGGATGAATTTATGGAAAGTTGTTGGGATGAAATACTTGAAGATATGAAATAATTTTAAAGGTAATGACCGTATTATGACGAAAACACTAATAAATTGTTACCGTATTATGACGAAAATTCTCTTTAGGAAGTCGTCATAATATGTTTTTTGCACCACTAACAAGAGACATTGCCATTTTTAAGGGCTCTCTTGTGTGCGGTGAAAATGGGCCACATATATATATATAGAAGGATGTGATTTTATTAGAATCAAAACACTATCTTTATTTTCTTACACTGAAAATGAAATACAAACAAATATTAATTGTTTAATTAATGAAAATGAATCGTTTGAAAACAAAGGAAGAGTATCGCACATTAATAAATCTAATATTCAACCATCTAATAATGATAGAAGAAGAGAAAAATATAAACTTAATAAAGAAAGAAAAGAAAAATTAGAAATTGAATTAGATAAAGGTAAAATTGAGCTTGAAGAAAAACAAAAAGAATTAGAACATAAAAAACAAATGGAAAGGGATAAATTAAGATATGAATCTACTACACAAGAGATTAACATGACCGATGAACTTGAAGATATGGAATCATACCTTTAACCTAATATCTTCTAATCCTGTGGCTTAGATTCAATCCTGGAGGAAATTAAAATGAAACAATATCTATTATATACAAATAATTTATTTCCAATAGTTTTAGACAAATATGAAAATAGTTTTGACACTATTGATGAAGTATTGATTTATCTAAAGGAAATATATTACGATTCTTATTATATTATTGATAGAAGTAAAAGTATTATTGTTAATAAAGGAGTGAGATAAATGATCAAAAGAGATGAAAACAATAAGATAATAAACTGTTATGATAACATTGCACAGATGAGTATCCCACAATTAATGTGGTTTAATAAAAGTAGATTTCTACCTGCTTTAATTGGATCACTTGAAGATTTCAAAGAAGGAATGATTCAGGTTATTGGTAGTTTATTAAGCTTAATAACTATAATACTATTTCCAATTTCATTGTTAGTTATAGCATTTAGTGATAGAAAAAGAAGTAGAGAACATATGGAACAGTGGGGCAAATCTTGGAAGTGATAAAATGAACTATGAAGAATATGTAAAAACCATCAAACCAAAAGTTGATACTTTTAGATGTCCTGACTGTGGTGGTAAAGTAAGATATTATAATAATAGTGAATGTACTAGAGTTGTATGCAGGAATAAATGTAATGGATGGAAAGTAATCAAAACTATATTGAGAAAAGATAAATTAAAACTTTAGGTGTTCAAATGAAAAGATCATACATATATAAACTAACAGATGACGACTGGTATAAAAACCATTATGGAAATAAAGTAAAGTTAATGTATCATGGTGACATTACACCTTGTAATATCGGAACTGTTAGAACTTATAGGGTATCTGTTTTTGGCAATGATGATTTCGGAATGGTGTTTGATTCCTGTATCTTTAAAGAAGTTATTGATATGTTTTTTAGATTGTCTATGATGAAAGTGATTAATAAAGAAGATTTAAAAAGGTTAGGATTTAAGGTGTTTTAAATGAAAGCTTCAGAAAAATGTAACGACTGCGACCTATCCCCATGTTCACAATGTTTTTTAAGGTGTGAATGTGATATGTATTATGATGCTATTATGTATGATGGATTTAATGAAGTGAATTAAAATGACAATAGTAAAATGTGATGAAGAATGTAAAAATAATATTGATGGTATATGTCAATGTGATGAAATTAAATTAGAAGTAAGTTTTCAAGATTTATATTGTCATAGTAGTAAACCAGAAGGAGTAGATTAAAATGATAACAATTAAAAAGGGTTACACACATGGTTATCATGTGTACAAAGACGGTGAACGTGTTGGGTTTATCAATGGTGATAAACTTTCATATGATGAAGAGACAAAAGAATGTTGTATATTTTATAAAACAATATTAATAGCGATCCTTCATAACGTAATTGAAATTATAGAAAAATGATATCTTTGCGACTATGGCAGATTACAACTAAGGCTTCGCAATATAATATATTGTTGCCTTAAGTATATAAGGGTTGCTTTTTAGCAATCTTTATTATTCTTTAGCCATTCAAAAGCAGCTTTATTCAATTCGTCATCTAATTTAATCGTTCTTGCTGTCATGATAATATACTATATGGTATTAATAAGTATATAAATAACACCATTAATATTTTAATATAGGTTAATTATTTATAACAATAAAACAATATATAAAGGAGAAATAAATATGAAGAAAAGAATATGTGATAAATGTGGATATAGTGAAAAGTTAAATACAAAACTTACACTATTTATAACAGTAAAGCACGAAATGAGAGAATATGATTTATGTAGTAAATGTAAATTAGAATTGAAGAGATTAGAGGATAAAGTATTTGAGGAATTTATGTTAAATGGAGGAAATAATTATGAATAAAAATGAATTACTAGTATACGATTATATCACAGACATAACAAAACCTCATTTAATCGGTCAAATCAATTATGGCCAATGGTGTAATGAAGATTTAGGAATAACTAAACCTCAATATGGGGCATATATTTTGTTCTATGATGGACAAAAATATTTCAGGGTAGGCTTCGATAATATTAATTTCGATTACATAGAAAGAACTGATAAAACTCTTCCCACATATCCAATGAGTTAAATGGAGATTTAATATGAAATTTATAGATATACCACAATTTACAAAAAGTTCTCCTTATGATGTAGATATAGGATTGGATTATTTATCAACTTGGGTAGATGACCACAAAGAAAACCATAACCTTCAATTAAATCCTGATTTTCAAAGGGGACATGTATGGACAGAAGAGCAACAAATAGCTTATGTAGAATATTTATTAAAAGGTGGGAGATCTGGAAGAGATGTATATTTTAATATGCCTGGATGGATGGTAGAATTTACTGGTGAATTTGTATGTGTTGACGGTCTACAAAGAATCACTTCATGTCTAAAGTTTACGAATAATGAATTAAAAGTATTTGGATATTATAAATCAGAGTATGAAGATAGACTTAGACTAATGCATATTACTCTTAAGGTACATATTAATAATCTCAAAACTAAAAAAGAAGTACTAACCTGGTATCTAGAAATGAATACCGGTGGCACTGTACATACTAATAATGAGCTTGATAGAGTTAGAAAGATGTTAGATGAGGTGGGATAAATGGATACTACACAGATAATTACAGTTAATAATATATTAGGTATGTTACAAAGTGATATTAGACATGGAGTATCACAATTAAATATAAATATCGACCATGTAGAAATTAATGAAATAACTGATACAACCCTTAAAGTGGTTTTAGATTGGTTACAGGAATATACGGGAGATATAAAACTAAAGTGATTATATGAACATAGGAACAATCGAGACATTCCCAGATGGAAACGAATATAAATTAATGAATATTAAAAGATTTACTAAAGGTAAACTGATAGGGCTTTATGAATTGTGGCATAGGAAAGTAAAAACAAGTGGACAGTGGACAATTAGTCCCAGTTTTTTAGTTGAAGTTATGGAGGAATAAATATGTTACAATGTTTAAACAAAGATTGTGAATGGAATGATAAAATGGGATGTAATAGAATAAAACAATATTTTGATAAAAATGGCGTATGTACATCTCAAAGTATTAAAAAATCTGATGTGGGATTTTCAATATAAAGATGATGTTGTTGATAAAAGGAGATGATTAACAATGAACATAATAGAATACTTGGATGAAGATTGCGATGCAAAAGTTACATTTGAAGAGATGGGAGAATTAGATGTGTCAGTTTTAACCTTTTCTCTTGAAGATGTAGAAACTGAAATAAGAATATATCCAGAAGGTATAAAAAAATTAAGAATAATGTTAAATTTTATAGAACAGAATATGGTTATGAAACAATAAGGTGATATTATGAATGATGTAGAATTTATGATACATGAAATAAACTCTGATAATTGCAGAGATAAAAATAGATACTATTGTACTGTTTGTAGTGAAAGAATTCATTGTAATCAGATATATAAATGGGGAACTGATGCAAGGACAGCACAGCATTTGAGTAATTAGAGGTATAGTAATGGAATCTGAGAATGACAAAAAATCACGCTATGACGAATATGAACGTAGAGAATATGAAGAGTGGGTAGAACGTAAGGTAGATAAATTGAGGAGAAAAATATGAGATGTCATGAATGTGATAAAAGAGGGCGAGAAATAGATTTTGTTCTCGGATATGATGGTCGTTATAGGTGTGTCAATTGTCATAAAAAAAGATTTAGAGTGAGGTTTTAAAAATGTCTAAATGGATAAAGGGAAAATTCGGATACCACAAAGAATATTTAAATGGATTCATAAAGGCAAGAATTAAATATTCTAATGGACCAGTATATACAGTAAGAATAATAGGGGAACAGACAATAGATATTAAGTGTAAATCTATAAACAAAGCTACAGAATTTGCAGATCATTATATGAGAGACTTAATAAAAACATATGGAGATGAATAACATGAAAGATTTTAATGAAGATGTAGATAATATTTTACTTGGTATTAGAAATTTATATAAAGGATGCGCAGGTATAAAATGTGAAGATTGTGTCTTAGAAGATGCAGACGATCATAGTATCGAAGGTATATTGCGTAATTATTTAAGTAAAGGACTTTAAAATGAAACAACAATACATTATAGACATGGATGATAGAAGCTCAGTAGTTACAGAGATAGCCCTTACTGAATTTATGAGTAAAGTATTCGATGCATCAGCAGCATCTAACTGTCTTGGTCATGGGTTAGAAATAACAAAGGTGTTATAAATGGAATGCATAGAAAATTGCTCAAGTTGTACAGATCGTGAGTGTATGTTTCATGAAGTAAATTATGATTTCAATAAAATAAAGGCAAGACTAGAGGAACTAAAAAATGACATGTGAATTTTATAACGACTCATGTAATAAATGCATGAACATAAACAGAGCCAGTATTTCAGGAGAAAAAATTATTTTACATCAGTGTTATCCTGGAACTGATGATTTTAAAAGGTATGAAGATTGTACGTATTATGTGTGTAAGGAGTGATTAAAATGAATAACGAAGACAAATTAAAATTAAGAAACAAAGAAGAAATAAATTTGATTGCTGATTATCATATGGAGTATGGTTTAGAAGAGCATTGGTCAGATGAATTAACAGAAGAATTTAATAAAAAATGGGATATAATTAATAATAAGTATAAATAAAAATAAGGGAGATTACCTATCTCTCTTCATATCCCAAACTCTCTCGCTTCTTCCCAATGTCTTCTCATCCTTTTAACCAATTCAACATCATACCCTTCATCCTTAATCATATTAAGTTCTTCAGCTATTTCTAAATCTGTTTTGTCTGAGTTTTCTAGGTAGTCTTTTACAAGTTCGTAAATGGGAACTTCAGCCTTCGGATATATTGTTTTCCAGTCTGTAAGTTCTATCTTCTTATCTTCAATTACATCAAAGTCATGGTATATCTGAGCGGGTATGTGAGAGAAGGCAACAATACTTCTATTATCATGTATGAGTCCTCTGTTCCTATGCATTGAATCTAAAAGTTCACCCTCATTAAATATTTTCTGAACTAAATGTAATTTGGGATGTATTTCTGGATGAAATGTATATGGGGTTCCCTTTTCAACTTCAAGAGCTTTACAATCTTTCTGTTTTAGATTATCAAGATATATTTTATTATAGTCATCAATTATCCCGCCCTGCATCCAAGAACCGGCTATGACTAAACATTGCTTACTTTCTAAAATATTTCTCCCAGTGCTGTTCCCAAAGTGAAGTGAATCAATTCCACTTTTTAAGAACGTTTCATCTATGTATTCTCCATGTTTATTATATTTGGATAATCCTATAACCCCGATATTTTTTGCGCCAATTTGATTAGTAATAATTTCTACATGATCACTAATTTCTTTTATACCTCCTCTTTCAAGTGAATAATTTGGATAGTAAGCTGATTTATTTACATTATAAACTTTAGTTGATTTGTTTTGAAGCTTAGAATTGAATACTTTAACATTTATATGTTTATTAATGCCAATCTCTGAACTAAAACTAGAAATCATATCAGTGAATAGATCCAGATTGAAAGTCGCATGGAGTAATATAACCTTAGATTTTTGTGATAAATTAAATATTTTGTAAATGTTTGGTTCATACCAGTCTGATATTTCAAAGTTATACAGTTTTTGAAATTTTAATGATGTAATTATATCGTCTATACTAAATTTAGATAAGTGTATAATATCATTTTTCCATGTTTGACTTTCAATAGATTCAATACTTTCATCTTCATCTATTAAATCATAGATGTTTTTTAAAGCTCCTTTAATTTCAGTTGATATCTCATTCTTATATAATTCAAGGCCATTTACATTTTTATCTCTTAACAAATTTTGTAAGAACTCATAAAACCAAAAGGATGAAAAATGATACAATGGTTTAATAACTTCAAGTAAATATTCTAAATCATATGGAAATTTATTTATCTGTGTGATACTCTCATCGACAATAAAAGTTTCAAATCTTGCTTTGTCATCATTTTCTAGATATGCTGTATTAAGATATTGAATGGGCGCTAAAACTCTTTCAGTATGTTTAAATTGTTCTTTATAAGGGCAAAAATCACAAGCCATAATTTCACATATAAAATTAGCTTTATACCCAAGATTTATTAAATCTTTAAATAACTTAGTATTTTTTTGTATACATGGGGATTTATTATTCGATATACCCCGCCAATGAATTGTTTCTAAATTCTTATCATTAAAATATTTCTCTAGTTCGTCGAGTAATGCGTGTTTACTTGTGAGGAACATGGTATTTGAGTTTGTACTCATATATTGCATGGCGTTAAAGCTCTTACCGAGACCTTGTTGAAGATTTAGTATTATAATATCAGCGCTATCTTCCATTATTTTAGGTATCTCTTTCCTAATTTGGGTTAAGCTAGTTGCCTTTATATCGTGTGTTTCAATATTGAATCCAGTATTATTAGTAAACCTCATTGATTCTCCCCATACCACTCAAATACAGCATTATTAATTTCGTTCATGTTTATATTCTGTGTTACTGAATGATATACGCTTCTATGTAATTCCTTTGGTATAAATATTACATCATCGTAATTTAAGTGGTGTCCTTCACAATTTTTAAACCAGTCATTTAAAGGGATAAAACCAAAATTTTTTCTTTTAGCATTACTTCTTTTTATTGTTAATTTTCCAGCAGATGTTTTATAATATTGTTTTTGATACTCACTTTTATATTCTTTATTATCTTCATTCCATTGTTTACGATATTCTTCTAAATGTTCTTGGTTATCTTTATAATATTGTCTATCACGTTCTTTTCTATACTCTTCATTATCTTTATTCCATTGTTTATTATATTTTTTTTTGTGTTCCCCTAAAAATGCTAAATCACTTTTGCCCCTTATATTACCTTTAATTCCAATTACAACTCTTATTGAAAATAAATCACCAGTATACTGTGTGAATGTTTTTGTTTTATTCATAAATTCGCTCCCTCAATAAAACTCTAATTAATCCGATCATCTTGTAACCATTTCTATCACAGTATTCAATTACATCATCATGAAGTTCATCATCTAATCTAAGAGTACATTTTCTCATAACTATTAAATGGACGACATGAGTATATAAAGGACACCATTTGGTGTCAAAATACATAAGTATTAAGTAAGATAAGAACATATAAGTAGTTAAGGAGTTGAATAACATGGATCAAGAAAAATTGATAAACAATATCCGCTGGTTAAAGGCAATGGATAAATTAAGTAAAAATAAAGGTAGATTTACTAATAAGGAAATAGATGTAATTAATAATTATATTGAAAACAATGAAATTAAAATATTAGATACAATGAGACAACAAATTTATAGAGATATAGCAAGGTATCCAAAGTATGAATGTATCGCCTTGTGGGTACGTGAGAGAGGACTTATAGATCACGTTCCTGAGTTTATAATCAATCTTGTGAGCCAATTTGGTATAAAAGAATAAAGAGGTAATAATATGAAAATAAATATACACGTAGTTAATAATGAATCCGGTATTTTACAAAGAGATATGTTTATAAGTGGATTTATGGGTATTGGTGATTCTATTGTAGAAATATTATCACTGGGTAAAGTTTCAATTGATTTGCGATATCAATGGGCACTTCATTGTGCAATGAGGTAAATAACATGAATGATAATTTTAGATTCAGAGAAATGGGCTTCTGTATTTCAGATTGGTGGTTAGTTATTCCACAAAGTATAACTAAAGATTACCCTGTATATGAATATTTTATAAATGCAATACAAGACCCAGATCATGAAATATATAGACAGTATTATTACTTTTATAAGGTGAATGAACATGAATAAAACAATAACTAGACAAGGATGTGGAGCAGGAGATTGTATTTTCAATAAACATTTTAGATGTATAAAGGAATTGATTACAGTAGATGATACTAGTAAGTGTCTTGATTATAAAATGGAGGATAAATAATATGTTAACTGAAATAGAAATTGAAGAAAAATTTGGATTGAATCCATTAGAAATTGGCTTCTTAGCTTCTGACTATTGGCTTGTGACTGAACCAGATACAGAGGATAGAGAAGTTGGAGCACAGACTGAAGACCTTTGTGTTAGCACCCTTGATGGTGATGATGTGGATATTTCAGCGGGATTGTATACTAATTATATCGGAACCATTAGAGATCCAGAAGATCCGATATATCGTTATTATTATTTCAGGGAAGTGAACAAATGAATAAATTCAAAACACTATACAACCTTTTAGAAAACATGAAAAATCCAAAGGAGGCCAGAGGACAGATAGCAGATTATCTTTCTAATCTTAGTCCAGAGGATCAGATTATTGCTTGCAATTTTATGTTGGGCAAACCCTTGGAAAATGAGGCTGTGGGATATAGTAAAAGAACTGTTCAAAAGGTTATTGATACATATTATGATTATGATAAGTCTAAAAAATATGAAACATTAGGTGATATGTTTTCTGGTGAATTAGATATTAATAGTAATAGTGGTGTAGATTTACAACTTATTACCATATATAAACTATTTAAAAATTTAGGCATTAAAACAAAACAAAAGGAATATGAATTACATTATAATTTGGTTATAATGAATGATCTTGAAAAGAAATATTTTATTAATATCCTTCTTAATAAACTCAGAGTAAGGATAGGCATGAATGTATTGTCCTGGTCTTTAGCTGAGATATATAATGAAGATAATAAATATGTGTCAAATCTACACAAAAAATATGAGTCTATGACAGACATTATTAGAATACTTAATGGTGGACCTGATGAATTAGTAATTGGTATCCCTGTAAAACCACAACTTGCTAAGGATATTTCAAAACATATGGATAGAATTGAGTATCCAGTTTTAGCCGAACCTAAATATGATGGTTCCAGGGCACAAGTACATGTCCATGAAGATGGTAAAATACAGATTTTTTCAAGGTCATTAAAGGATAAGACAGATAGTTTTCCTGATATTGTAGAACTATTAAAGAAAGAGAATATACAACCTGGAATTTACGATGGTGAGATATATGGAGTAAATCCTGATGGTAGTCCAATGGCATTTAATAAGTATCAACATAGAATGAATAGAGAAGATGTTACTGATGATGATATTGATGAGTATCCGGTGACTATTAGATTGTTTGATGTTTTAATGTTAGGACCAGAAGATATGACTATGGCATCACAAGAAGAAAGAACTCAGACACTTATTAATGTTTGTGGTGGTTTATCTGGTGGTAAGTTATACATTAATAATGAGGATGAACTTTTAAAATATCATAAAGAATGTGTAAAAGCTGGTTACGAAGGGGTAATGATAAAGAATCCAATAGGCACATATGATTGTGGTCAGGGGAAAAGTGAGTGGGGAAATTGGTATAAGTATAAACCCACAGAACTTAGATTTGATGTTGTTATAACTGGAGCTACATTTGGTACAGGAGACAAACTGAGCATGCTCAGTAGCTTTAATATCGCTGTACTTGATAATGTTAACCTGAGATCTGTTGGTAAATGTGGGGGTGGATTTACTCATTCTGAGCTTAGACAGATTACAGAAAGAATAATAAATAATCCAATATATGAAACTTTAGAAGACTATAAATGTTGGGAAGATCCCATTATAATAGAAGTAAAATCTGAGAAAGTTATGAGAAATGAATCTGGAGAAATAGGTTTAAGATTCCCACAGTTTATGGGATTTAGAACAGACAAAGGAATAGAAGATATTGATACAGTTGGTATGATAGAACAATATATAGAATAAAGAGGGGTATAAATATGAATAAACTGATAGGTGCCAAAATAACAAGTATAGAGATAGTAGACCATGTTTTTAAATCTATTAAAATAAATAAGGATGGAATAGAATATACAATAACAGGTGGTAGTGATTATGATGATTTGTGTTTGACATTATGGGAAGATAACTAAACAAAGGTGGACACAACATGAAAAGAAGTAGCGGACATATTAGAACCATACAGAAGAAGAAAAGAACTAAAGCTCTAAAAGAATTTGAGAAAGGATATATTAAAGCTTATGGTCAAATACCAAGAGTAAAGGATAAAGATATGTTTATCCGTGGATTTAACATGGGTTTTAAATCTGTTGGAAGAATGGATGAACCCATGGGTAGAATTGGAGTTTACCCCTTAAATGAAGTATTAGATAAAGTCATGTGTGGTGAATGTAGAGTAGATTTCAATGGACATACAATAAATATGAATAGAGATAATTTAAAATTATTCTTTAGAAGTCATGTATGTGTTAAATGCGGCATTGAAGGTCAATATTTTACAATAGAATCTACGGGTAGTGATAAACCACATTTTAATTTATATGCACTTAAAGATGGTAAAGAGGTTCTGATGACAAAAGACCACATAATCCCAAAGAGTAAAGGTGGTAAGGATATAATGTCCAACTATCAAACAATGTGTGTACATTGTAATCAAGAGAAAGGGAATAAAATAGAATAAAAAGAGGTTAAAATGAAATATTTATCACAACCAGCATCAAATAAATTTGTAACTTTTGCCGTGGTTATGACTATAATTATGGCAATTTTGATAAAATGTTTTATAGGATAAACGGAGGATATAGTATGATTAATAAAATAATACAGATTATAGTAGAATTTACATTAGTAATATTTTTAGTAATATTCGCTAATTATCTAATACATTTAGGTAGTGCTATTGAACAAATAATATTAATATGGGTTGCATATTTAATAGTTACATGTAAAAAGAATAATATAAGGGAAGGAGAATAAGAATATGATTTTAGAAATAGACACAGAAATAACACATAAATTGTTAGTAATGATACCTCAAAATTTATATCATAAGAACAAGAATGGTTTTAAGGAAATAAGAACAAGACATGGATTTACAGATTGGTATAATAATTCTTGGACAGATGGATATGGTAATAAAATTGAAACCCACTTTCAGAAAAGGTATAAAGCCACAAACAGATGGTCAACATATGATGGAGATGTTTTGATTATTGAAAGTGATAATCAACATTTTATAAATAGTACCATAATTTTCTGGGAAACAAGATATGCTAGTGTATTAGACATGACAGATGTACCAAAGGTTGAAGTTTTAGTTAATGGTGAATCTGTTAGTCATGAAGTAGTTGGATAATTAACCCAAGACTTAAATATAATCAGTCGCATATAGGTAGAGTAGAGTTAGCATGGTGCAACTCCATGCCTACCCTTGGGAATTATCCCTAATTAAAGGAGCATAAGTAAATGGAAATAGATTTTAAGAAAGTAACAGTAAATGGAATTATAACGGGAACAGATTTTGATGACAAGACAGCATATGAAACAATATATGATATAGCAAAGGCTAATTGTATTAATAGTTTTGATGTATATATAGATGGGGACGAATTAGATAAAGATGAAGCTAGAGATCTTGGTACAGATTGGTATGAAATTGTAATTGAAACATCAGAGAAGCCTAGTTGGGTTTAATCACCCAATATATTTTTTAACGGGAGGATAGATTATGAATGGAATAGATACTGATATTGTAAATTTTATGAATTCTATTGAAGATAGAAGGAGTAAATTTATTAATTTTATTGATGGATTTAGAACAGAATTAGCTGATATATCTAACTTAAATAGAACCATTAATGTATTTTTGCAGAATCAAGGAAGTGAAATTAATAAGTTAGATAATAAAATTAATGAAAAGAAATATGAACTAAACAATATAAAAAACTCCAGTGAACATATTGTAAACATGGAAGATTCAACAATACCATATATTATCACAGAAGGATATATTGAGTATAGTGTTTATATTTATGAACAAATAAAAACTATAGTTCGTTATGGAACAAAGTATTCTATTCCAGATGATCTTAAAAAAATATATGTACATGGTCTTATAAAAATAACTGTTGATAAAGAATCTGGTAATGCAGTTAGATATTATGGGGAACTTCATAATTACATTCATCAAGATGGTACTGATTGTGGATCATTATGTACTGGTAATTTAAACATAGATAAAGTGGATGAGTTTATGGTGTCTAGGATAAAACAACATGTAAGTATTGCAAATTTAGATTCACCGTATCATAGACAATATCCATACAGAACATTACAGAATCAAGTACGAAAAATAATCAAATCACAAGAAGAGAGAGGTGTGTCACATGAGCGAAAAACTTGGAGTGTATAATCGTCAAGAATCAATGAATCTTTTTATTCCAGAAGAGATTCACATACTGGGAGTTGGTGGAGTAGGAACCTGGGTTGCATATAATGCTGCTCTTTTAGGTGTACCCAAGATTCATATTTATGATAGAGACACCTTAGAGTACCACAATAGGAATCGTCTACCATATCCTGCATGGTCAGAAGGAGAAGAGAAGACTAAATTATGTTCAGAAGCATTGAGAAGGTTTAGATCATTGAAAGTTATAGAACATCCATTTATAGAAGACCCAGATGATGTGTTTCAGATGAATGGAATAATAATGAATTGTATAGATTATCCCATGAAAGTACCTATACAGCAACATGCTGATAAGAAGCCAATCTGGACACTTGGGGCTAATGAGACAAGATATAGTATTACAAATAAGATTCCCAAATCTACAACCTGGAACATCAGTGATGTAAGTTCATACACTGGAATATGTGCTCCCACAGTAACAATGGTAGCTGCACACGCTATGGGTTTAGTTACATCAGGAACAGAAGAAAAAGTAAGTGTTTCATTTGATATCAGGAGGATAAAATAATGACTTGGAAATTAGAAGAAAACATACATGATAACTGCCCACATCAAGAGTATGAATTATTTATACCAGAAGAATTAGATAAAGAAATCTTTGATGTTTATCGTTATGGGTTACGACACGGAATTGAGATAGCAATTTATGGCATTGTTGAAGATAACGAATTAGTAGATTTATACATACCAGATCAGGAAAACACTTCAGTTCAAGTACGTTTTAACGAAGTAATACCATTAAAATTTAATTGCCTAATACATTCACATCCAAATGGATGTAGGACATTTTCTGGACCGGATAGGAATACATTACTTAACAACAGAGACTACTGCCTTCTAATATGTGATGGTCAGTACACAGATAGTAATGCTAGGGTAACAACACCTTGTGGCTGTAGGATCAATGCTAGTATTAATGTAATTGATTCTCTAGATAAGTATGATAATATTATAGTTCCAAAGGAACAAATGAAAGTAGAATCTGTTAAACCAGAAAATGGTACAGATTCTTTGTGGGATGAGGTACAAGATAGTAATGATTTTCTTAATAGTCCAGAAAATATGCAGAACTTGATAATGGAGAAGTACTATGGAACCGATTAGGCTATTGGGACTTATAGAAATAGCAGGTTCCTTTCAAGTAAATATTACTAAGAATGAAAAATACGGTTCTGGCCATGCAGTCGGAATTGGTTTCATTCTAGTATCAAAAGAAGAAGAATTAATATCTGATATTGTTAAGACCTTACAAGGTCTAGATATAAAATCTAAAGTAAAGGATAATAAATTGATTATTAATGGACTCAATAATATATTAAGATTTAATGAATTTATTACAAATTATAATGGGTTCTGTTCTGGAAGTAGAAAATTTCAATTTAAACAATTTGAAAGAATTGTAGAAGAAATATCATGTGAACAGCATCATCATATTGAGGGTATAAATAAAATAAAGAAAATTAAGAATGATATGAAGTGTGCAAATAATGGATACTAAAATAATAGAGAGAAAAAGAGAAGAGATTGTAATAGATGATATTCCTATTGGGTGTATAATATTAGAAGATAATAAAATAGAACATTTAGAAATATATGATAATTTTCTAGTATACCAATATGAGTTTTGTTTATTATTAAAATTTACAGATAAAATAATGGGATACGAGTGGGTTGATTAGAATAAATCAGCCCTATTATATTTTAGTTCAATCATCGCTAATCCTATTCTCTCAGCTACGGATGAGATATGCATATTATGCGGAATTTTAAAATCTTCTTTTTCATATACTAAAGGGGTATTGTTACCCACATATACAGCTACCTGATCATTTCCTGGTCGGAATATAACCAGTCCACAGCCCTGACATATTATTTCTGATCTCTCGTCGAACATCGTTGTTTCAGAACATTCTGGACATGTTCCTACTAGTTGTTTATATTTACTCATTTAAATCATACCAATCCATTGCTATTTTATTAATCTTTTCCATACTCTCTTCATTTTTATAACTATGATATATACCTTTATGTAAATCCATTGGAATATAAATGCCTATACTATGATCTCCATTTATATGTAAATGATGAAAATGACAATTTTCAAATGGTTCATTTATTGGATTTATACCCCATCCTTTACGTTTTGCATTTTTTCTTCTTGCCCACAATTTATGTTTATTTGGAGTACTTTTATAATATTGTTTTGCCCTTTCAAGTATTTTTTCTTTATTATTTATATAGTATTTTTTAGCATTATTTAGTATTTTTTCTTTATTAATTTTATAATATTTTATTTTATTATTTAATATTATTTTTCTATTATTATTATAATATTGTTTTCTTTTGTGTGCATTATTTAATCTATATTGTTTATCATATTCTTTTTTACCCTTATAATTTGTAAATTTAATTGAATTTTTACTAGCAAATGTCCCATTTTCTTTAATTGAAATAACAACACTTACATAATTATTATTTTTTACACAACTAAATAATGTAAATGATTTTGTTTTCATTCTAAACACCGGTTATTTTTGTAGATAGTTGTGGTATTTTAAAATCATGTTTTTCAAGCATGGAGATATAATTTTCTAAATCATGAACCTGTTGTTCTAATTGAGAATTTATAACTTTTAATTCTTGAACATTAGTAAGCTCACTACGAACTAGTTTGTTGTTATATCTCCATTCTGCTTTATTATCAGTGATAAATCCGAGTTCTCTTAATGCTTTAATAGCCGTAATAGCTCTCTTCAATTTGAATGCCTTTATACAATTCATACAGGCTCTAACCATATTAGAAGGATCATTATTAGAAGTAGAAAAGTCGAGAAAAAGGTTATCAATTTCACATTCTTCGTAACTATTTTGGCAGAAATTACATCTAATCATATTAGTATAATATGTTTGATTTAAGTATATAAATATTTCTAATGAATATCTATATATACGATAAGCACATATTAAGTGTATAATGAAACAGGGGTTGTAGAGACCCTTTGTGGATGGTTTGACGACTGCGACACAATCCTCGAAAGGCGATGTGTAAAGCCGAATGATATACCATGTATAAGCAGAATAGAACAAAGCCTTCGGGCTAGAAATTGCTGGTGAAATAGATATATGTCTGGTGCAATACCGACCATCAGCTTTAATTTAAATGGAGAATAAATATGAAAGGATTCATAAATATACCAAATGCATATGTAACAATACATCCAGAATATGGATATACGTTTATACGTGCTAGTATAACAGATATGACATTAAGAGTAATGAAAAAATTGGGTAGAGGTGTATATATGAAAAATAAAAATGCACTGGAATACAAAACATATAATAATGTAATTATTCTGTTAGATTGGAGGTAATAAAAAATGAAATACACAAATGGTAAATGCAAGAGATGTGAAAGAACCACATTACATTTGAATATTGAAACTAATTTATGTAGAAAATGTTTGAATAAAGAATACGGTGAGAATAAAAATGACAAGATAATTATATGAGATAACATAATGAAATGGAATACAAAGATTAATATTCTGCAATTTGTTATATCTATATTCTTTTTTATACAACTTCTTCAAAATGCTATGTTCATGGCATTAATAAGTGTTTTTATAGTGTATCTTGTAGGAGCATTTGAAAATAGTGGTTGCGATTTAGATAATAATGATGTATAAGTGCTAGTTCTAAATAAATAATAATAAATTGAGGTAGAAAATAATGTTAGTTGGAGAAAATGACCAAAAACGCATATTAAGTTATGGTAATTCATATCAAAATTTAATAGATTATTATAATATAATAATAAGATGTTCTGATGATTTACAAACATATGGTAATTTTTCACATGGGATGTCTACATTGAGATATTATTTAAAATATAATAATACAATATTTCATCTAAAATGTGATAATGAAGAATTGAAAATTAAAACACATAATATGGCTATGATTGGACATTCATTATATATGGGAACTTATCAAAAAACAGAAAGAAATAAAATACTAAAAGAAATTGTAACTGATTGTGAAAATATGAAACACATAGTAAATAAAATATCTCAAGGGCTAGATTGGTAAAATTTAATGTAGGGCATATTATGAAAGAATGTAATAGATGTCATGAAATAAAACCTAAATCTGAGTTTCACAAGAGAGGAAACTTCCAACAATATATATGTAAAGCTTGTAGAAAGGAAGATGACCACAGAAGGAACTTAAAGAATAAAGATAAGAAAAAAATTTATGTAAAAGAAAAAATATGCCCCACTTGTAAAGAATTAAAATCTTCTTCTCAATTTTGTAATAATAAATACAAACCAGACGGTTTGTCAACACAGTGCAAAGAATGTGAAAAGAAATATAGGAAAAACGGCAGTGTAATCAGAACTTCAGAAGAATGGCATAAAGAGAACCTAAGAAAACATAATGAATCGAGAAGGCGATCGGCCGCCAGACGTAGGGAGTTAGGTTCTGAAATGCTAAATGAATGGCAAGAAGGATGGGACGCACATCATATTAATAAATATCATATAATCTTTATGCCACATCATTTACATAAATCTATACAACATAATGTATTTACCAGTAAGAATATGAAAGAAATTAATGAATTAGCATTTAAATACTTATAGGTGATAAAATGAAAGATGAACGAAAGAATAAAAATACAGATGGTATGAAAGAAGGATCAAGACAGTATAATGATCAGATGGTTAGAATAGAAAGGAGTAATTTAAATGAAAATTGAAGATTTTAGTTATATAAGATGTACTAATTGTAAAAATGTAATTATATTTCCAATACCATATGAAAATAATCATTATTTATTATCTGATATGTGTAATGAATATAATGAGATGAATGAATGTTGTAATGATACTCATGTTTTATCTGGTGATATAGAATTTGGAATAGAAGGTGGGTATATTAAAATATCAGATTTACCCATTAAACTCAGAAAGGAATTTCCATTAAAAGTAACTCATGGGTTTGATTGTGGTAAACATTCATTGGTTGTTACCAAGTATAATGGTGATAAAGTAATTGTTAGTATAGAGGGTGATTATTTAACAATTGATGATGGCCATAAAGTTAATAATATACATATACAATTTATGGATGATTAATATGACTGAATGTGGAATGAATCATGAAGGTTTGTGTGGATTGCAATCAGCAGGTAATCTACCATTTAAATGTAATGGAACTGATGTATGTCCAATATTTAGAAAAATGCTTGCATTAGAACAAATAGCATCTTCAGAGAAATGGGTGAGTGTAGATGGTGACGTGACATATACATTTATCGGAGAGAATTAAAATGATAGGTTATATAATAGTATCCCATAATGATGATGTATATTCTAATGGAATGAATAAATCATTAGATGATGCACGGGAAGATGTTTTATATCGTAAGATGGATGAATATTTTATGCTTGATATAAAAACAGGTAGATTTGTATCTAATCTTGAAGATGTACATAAAGAAGCAGATTTTGAGGTGGCCGTAGATGGGTATATAAATCAAACTGAGTATGTAATTGCAGTAGATATAGATACTAATGACGTTGATATTTATTATAGAGGAACATTAATGGATAGAAGAAAATAAGATGATAGACGAAGAAAAAACATTAGAACAATTCGGTTATACATCTGATAGTTTAACAAAGGGATCACATAAAAAAATTATTGTTATATGTAATGGTTGTGGAAAGGAAAGAATATTAAGTTTTTATTGTTATAAAGATTTATGTTTATCCTGTGCTACCTCTGGAAAAAATAACCCTATGTTTAATATTCATAGATATGGTAAAGATAATCCATTTTATGGGAAAAATCACTCAAAAGAATTTAAACAAAAAATGAGCAATAGAAAGGTTTCTATTGAAACAAGACAAAAAATGAGTAAATCTGCCATGGTCAAAAAATTTTCAAAAAAACATAGAGATAATTTAAGTAAAGCTAATTCTGGTAAAAATAATCCTATGTATGGGGTACATAGATATGGTGAAAAATCTCCAGGATGGCAGGGTGGTATTTCTTTTGAACCATATTGTATAAATTTTAATAATAAAATAAAGGAACAAGTAAGAGAAGAGTTTAATAGAAAATGTTTTTTGTGTGGTATGTCAGAAAATAATTGTAAAATAAAATTACATGTTCATCACGTGGATTATAATAAAAATCAAGGTTGTAATAGTGATTGGAAATTAATACCATTATGTAATTCCTGTCATTCAAAAACATCAGGAAAATATGTGAGGGATTATTATGAAGGGTTTATTTCAAGATTATTATACATAAGAGAACTAATATTAGAATATGATAGTAAAATTGATTATAGGAGTATAGGAATATAAGTGATTAATATGATATGGAAGAAATACATAAAAATAAAAGCACTCGGAACAATTGAGACAGAAGGAATTTTTGATGGGAAGGTCGTTGTTCAAGAAAAAGTGGATGGTGCAAATTTTTGTTTTTTCTTAGATAACAACGAATTAACTTTTGCTAGCAGAAATAGAGTTATGGTAGATAAGAAAGACCCAAAAGGATGGAATGCAATACTTCCTGTTATAGAAGCATACGGGTTATATAAAGATAAATTTAGTTCAAAATATCTTTACATAGGAGAAAGCCTTCAACGTCATACTATAAAATATAATGATGATGTCCCTGGATTTATAGGTTATGATATTTGGAATACAGAAACTGAATTATTTTTATCATGGAAAGAAGCAAAAGAAAAATTTGAATCTCTTGGGCTTGAATTTATTCACATTCACTTTGAAAGAGATGGAAGTGAAATTTCTATAGAAGAATTAGAGGAATGTATAAAAAATTCAGCATATAAAGACGGTTCAGCAGAGGGTGTAGTTTTAAAGAATTACAGCAGATTAAATAAATTTGAACAGCCTTTATTTGCAAAAATAGTAACGGATGAGTTCAAAGAAAAAAATAAATTGGCATTTGGGGGCAGTGATCAGCCACCAAAAGAGAGTAATTCTACAAAATTAATATCTTTGACTTATGGCACTAATGCAAGAATAGAAAAAACAATTCATAAATTATCGGATGAAGGATATAAAATAGATATGTCTCTAATTCCTGTATTATTTAACGCGGTTGCAGAAGATATTTTTTTAGAACATTCAATTGAGATATACAAAGATTTTGACAGAATAAATTTTAAGGAATTACGTGGACTCATAGCTAAACAATGCGTTCCTGTATTAAAAAGAGTTTTATTGAAGCGGGCAAAATAATAAGAGATAAACTAAAATGGTAAAAAAACGAGCTATAGCATTGTTGACAAATATGTCAGAATACCAAGAAGTTGTAATATTCTTAAAGAAGAACAAAACAATCATTGCATCTGATATAGAGTCTAATAATCTATCAAAAATAAAGGCAGCATACAGATTAAAGCATATGTATGACATGGAATTGTTAAATAGAAAGAAAGAAAAAGATACCTGGGTGTATCGTCTTCCCGCAGAAATACATAATACAACGTATGAATGGGAAGAGAATTATAAATAATTAAATGGTAATATAATGAAAGAACACATAACAAAATTTTTTTATCCTGAAAACGATGAAGAGGAGAAAAACATACATAATATGCGTGAACTAATTTATGGAATGAATGATTGTTTACGTGCAAATATTATGGGAGATGGAGATTATCATTTTATAAAGGCAATATTTGAAAGAAAAATAAGATTATATTAAACTGGAGGAAAACAAATGAGTAATGAATTTTTAGTAGACCTATCTTCTAAGGTAGGCAAAAGTACAGATGAATTAGCAAATGAATTTGCTGATTATAGAGATAGCATAGAACAGAAATATAATGGTAGACTGACTGGTGAGAAACTCGATCAGAGAGCACAGGCATTGTTTAGACAGAAATATAGGGCAGAACTGGTAGCTATTGAAAACAGTCCAGCAAAGCCATTTAACTTCTTTGTAATGGGTATATCTGATATAAAGGATGGAGTTTCTTATAATAGAAAGGAAGCTGTAGAACTTTATGAAGCTAATCCAAATAAGTATGTAATGGAAGGTAGAGTAAATGAATATACAGAAGTAGACGAGGGTATTCTTAAAAGATATCATAGTCATTTTTATACTACAGATATTGAAGCCAAGGATTATGACCCCATGAAAGATCCAGCTTCAGAAGAATATGAGCCTATTATTGAAGAAATTGTTGCCAAAGTTTCTGATAATGCAGAAGAATTTGGAGAAGAATCTGGCCTTTGGATTGCGCCTGTAGATATTAATGAGTTTGGTTTTGGTAGTAAAGCAAATAAAGGATATGGTCTTGAATATCCAAGACATAAATATTCCAGGTATGTATATGGAGTAGCAGAGCCACAATCCGGTGGAGATGCTAAATGGGCTAGATTCATGCTTCGAGGAGATACTGCAACTCAGACTATGCCAGCTATAAATAATGCATATGTGGTCAGAGCACTTAACTTCACTAAGAAAGATGACATAGACTATAATCTAATGAATATGCCTAAACAGGCTGTATTTGTAGATACTGATTGGAATCCATTTGGTGAAGCTTCGTTTATAGAGTCTATTTTAGAATTAGACTTCATGGCTGATAAAACAGTAGTATTGGGCGAAGTAGAAAATTTCTTAATTGATGTCGAAGCCAAAAAGAAAGCAAGAACATATGGTTTACATAATCAGGCTATATTAGTAGAAGTAGATGTTATGGAACTATATCCAAATCTTGACCCAGAGAAAGATTGGTCAGATAAGATGGTTGTAGATGATGAATCATTGAGAGCAGATTTTGATATAGAGAAGATTCAGTCAAATATAACTACTTGGGTAGCTAAAGCAAATACAATTGATTTTGGAACAGATAGTCGTGTACTTCTAACTTGTTTCCCCACCAGGGGTAGAAAGGCAGAGGGTGAAGAAGTTGGTCCAATGAGATTGAATGCATTTGGAGTTTATGCATTTGAAGATCTAAAGACAGATTTTGACATAGAGGATTTTACGAAGGAAGATCTATAGTGGTTAATTCCACTATTTTTTTATTTAAGAGGTTTTGAAAAATGGCAAAGGGTTTAGCAGATATGGCAGCAGGAAAGAAAGAAGTAAAGGGTGCAGGATATTTATCTCATGAAGAAGTTGGGGAAATAATTGCAAGTCAAAGAAAACAGAGAAAGAATAAATATGTAACTGGAATCTATGGTCTTGATGGTACTGCTAAAACCGGTATTGCACTCGCAAGAAGGACTCAAGATGATATAGATACAGAAAGACCATTATATCTATTTGATTTTGATAAGGGAGTTACTCCACTACTTGAAGAATATTATCCAGATCTCGATGAATCTAACGAGGTCCAATTTAACGAATATGGTGATGTTCTTACTGATCCAGGAATAGTTGTCCTTGATCCAGTAGTACGGCATAAATCTGGAGCCAAGAGAGCAGCAGTTGATCCAGAAGCAACTATACAGCAAACCATGAGTATGTTGTTCTATATTCAGGAAGAAGGACCTGGAGAAAGTGCAGGATGCGTAATGGATGGAATGAATAGTTGGTTAAAGTTATGCGAAGGATATATGCGGCAAGTTGAACTTGATATAGGATTGCTTGAGAAAACTAATCAGTCTAATTGGCATATACGTGATGATAAGTATAATCAGGCACTTTTATTGGCTAAGGCCCTCCCATGTCCAGTATCATACATTACTCATATGAAAGAAAAGAAAAAATATGTAAATGTTGGAGATGGAAAGAAAGAACTTCAAACATATGCCACCGTGCCAGATTGGGGATCTCTTACACCAGGACAGATGTTTCAACGTATTGAATGTACTAAGGTTGATACAGAAGCAGCCACAGAAATGTGGGCAACTGTTCATAAAGCAAAGGGTAAGCTACATTTGGAGGGTAGTAAACATCTAGTTGCATCAATACCACACAATGCAGAACAGGGTGATGAAGAGTGGTTCGGATTTGATTGGAGTATGTTTAAGTAAGTAGATTTTATAATCTACAACTTTTTCTTTAAATTAAGGTAAAAAAATGAACAAAGATTTAGAATTAAAAGAAAAAATTTATGAGGTTATGATAAATTATATTGGTGGTACACAAATACGGCATGATGTAGCCCAAGATTTTAGTATATCAGAACTAGAAAAATTTATTGATGTGTATTTTGATTATTTTATGAAATAAATATGGGGTAAACTATGATAGTTAGTGCTGCCAAACTGAAAAAATTTATAACAAAATGTATTGTTTATTCCAGAGGAATGTCAGGAAAAAGAGCTCCTTATTTTTTAGATTTAAAATTGAGTGCAGAAAACAATACTTTATTTTGTTCTGGTATATCAAAAGAAAAAAATATAATGATAGATTTTAATATACCTGTAGAATGTAATGAATCAGAAACTTTTTATGTATCTGATGCAGTGGATTTTTTAAGGGTATTGAAGGATGGAATAAAGGGTAAGATAGAGATAACTCATCAGGGTATTAGTACTGATGTGGGATTGATAGAATATCCCCTTAAACAAGCTCATATTGATACAGTATCTAACTATCCAGTTTATTATAATAAGATATTAGGTGATAATGATAAATTAGGATATGGTAATGCTGGATTATTTAATACTACCATCATAGCCAAAGGTAAAGACATTGCAGATGCAGTAAAAAAAGTTAATTATAGATATGAATTATTTGAATACAGATTTGAAGTAATGGATAATAGATTTTTTGTATCTATACTCTCAAGAGATGGAAAGGATTTTGAAACAGAAATACCAGCAATTATTGAAGGAGATGATTGTGGTGGTATATACTCCATTGGTGTTGATTGTATATTTAAAGAATTAGGTCAAGAAGTAACATTACATTTAAATAGTAATACACCAATGATAGTAGAAGATGACACAGGAGATAGAGTAGTGTTCTTTCCTGTTGAATATTTAGATGGAGATGATAAATAATGGATGAAAAATTATTTATTGGTAAAACAATTGAAGAGATAAAAAATATAAATGGAACTCATTTAGTATTTAGATTTACAGATGATTCAACAATGTGTATTTGGTCTGAAATTGAAGATTATTTAAAAATTACTTAATAAAATATAGGTGAATAAAATGAAAACAAAATGTTCAGAATGTGGAAACGACATGATTATAATGTCAGCAAATTTAGTAATTCCAGAAAAGAATGTATATCAAACAATTTTTGGATGTACAGGATGCCCGACAAAAATGGAAACAAGTAGAGTTTTGACGGTAACTGAAGTTGCATCATTTAATCCAAATGTAGTTAAAGAAGATGATGGTCAGGCTACTCTGGCACAGTTTTAATGGGGTTATACCCCTACATATTTTATTGGGTATGAAAATGATTGATTATTTAATATTTCTTATAGCGTTCTCCATTGTTCCTGTAACGCCCATGTGCTTGATTCTTATAGAATATTTAAGAAAATTTCAAATAAAACATAAATTAAATAAAAGAATTTATTATGTTATATATATACTAATTTATATAGTAAATTGTTGGTTCTGGGGTACACTTATTTTTTTTGGTGCAGTTCCAAGTTAATAAAGAAGATATTGTAAAATTAAATATGGAGAAAAATAAATGATTATTGATAATTTAGGAACAGAGGGAAAGCCAAGTATTTACTATCGTTACAGAGAAGGAAGAGAACTTATAGAAAAACGTGAAGTATTTTTTCCATATTTTTATTCTAATGAAGTTACAAATAAAGGAACAGCAAAAACAATACACAATACAACTGTATTTAAGAAGTATTACAACAAACCAAATTTAAGATATTATTTTGCTAAATCATTAACTGATTCATATGAGGTTGATGTTTCAATAGAGAACAGATTTTTAATTGATAACTTCGAAACTCTTCCTGAATATGAACCAAGAGTTTGGCATCTTGATATAGAAACCGATATGGGACTTGACACAAAGAAGACTGATAAAGCAATAATTGCAATAACATATTGGGATTCCTTTATTAATGAATATATTACTTTATCGTGGAAAGAAGGATATGTTGGTGAAAATGAAAGGCATAATGATAATTGGAACATATATATTTTTGAATCTGAAAAAGAAATGTTGAAATATTTTACTAAGGATATGAAAGAATATAATCCCGATATGATTTGTGGATGGAATTTAGTAAATTTTGATATTCCCTATATTATTAATCGTATGTACAGAATTGGATTGAATCCTAATGAATTATCACCAATTGGACAAGTGGAAGCATGAAAGAAATAAAATTATCAAATAATAAAGGTATAGTTTTGGTCGATGATGAAGATTATGATATGTTATCTCAGTATAAATGGCATTTACATGATAAAAAAAATAAGTATGCAATTTCTGATATTAAAATAAATGGTAAATCAAAAAGAAAAAAGATGCATAGATTAATAATGGGTGAACCCCAAGGATTTGAAATTGATCATATAGATAGAAATACATTAAATAACCAAAAAAATAATCTTAGAATAGTAACACATTCTCAAAATCAAATGAATAAAATAAAACAAAAAAATAATACCTCTGGTTATAAAGGTGTTAGTTGGCATAAACATATTAAAAAATGGCAGGGACAAATAGGTTTTAATAAAAAAAATTATAGTTTGGGTTATTTTGAGAATGAAGATGATGCAGCAAGAGCTTATAATCAAAAGGCAAAGGAATTATTTAAAGAATATGTATGTCTAAATGAGGTCTAAAATGCATAAACAAATAAATACACCTATACTCGGAAGAATTTGCTTTGATTTAATGTTTGGTTATAAAAAATTAAGTGATGGAGATATAGGACCTCAAGGATTACGAGCAGTTCTTGAAAATAACGATGCACCGATTAGAAAATTGTATGGAATGGATGATTACGAAAAAGATTTTGAGAATTTCTTGCAATACAGTAAAAGAGATGTCGAAGGGACAGTATGGATTGATAATGAATTTAGTATTGTAGATACATTTATGGATAGACAAAGATTATCCGGTTGTACATTTACCGATACATTTTATAATAAGGATCTTGTTGACATAGCACATCTTCGCAAAGCAAAAGAGAGAGGTATTGTTCTTTCAACTGGTAGATATCATAAAAAAGTTCCGTATGAAGGAGCAATGATTATAGAGCCTAAAGTTGGATTTTATAAGAATGTTATAATTTTAGATTATAAATCTCTTTATCCTTCTTCAATGGAAGCTTGTAACATGTCTTTTGAAACAAAAAAGAAAGATGGAGATATTAAATTAGGTAATGGAGTATCCTTTGTGTCAAGTCCACCAGGATTGACCACAAGCCTTCTAGGGGACATTCAGAATAAGCGTGAGTACTACAAGGTTGAAAGAGATAAGTACCCAGAAAAGTCTTCAGATTGGAACAAGTGGGATAATAAACAGAGAACCACAAAGTTTCTAAAAAATTCATTCTATGGTTGGATGGCTTATGCTGGATCAAGATTGTATGATCCTGACATTGCTGCAAGTATCACTTGGTTAAGTAGACAAGCTTTAAAGCACTCAATAGAACATATTAAAGAATATTATCCATCATTTGAGATAATTTATGGACATACTGATTCTGTATTTATACATGTTCCTTGGAATGATATAGATTATAATGAACTTCTTGGAATTGCTAAAGATATAGAAAATTCAATAAATGAATCTATGCATGAATTGGATGAAAAATATAATTTAATCCCCGGAAAATTTAAAATTGAATTGGAAAAATGTATGGAAAGTTTCTTACTTGTTGGTAATAATAGATATGCTGGAATGTATCCAATGGATGATAAGAAAGGATATAAAATTCAGGGCTTCGAGACAAAAAAGAAACTTACTACCACAATAATGAAAACTCTTCAGGAAGATACAATACATAATATTTTACACGAAAAAGATAAAGAAGTAATATTTTCTGATGTGAAGAATATTGTTCAAGGATTAAGAAATAATGAGTTTTCGATTGAGGATATTTGTATTAAGAAAAAGATAAAAAAACCATTGAAAAAATATAAAGTACAGAGTGACCATGTAAAGGCAGCAATTTGGGCAAATGATAATCTTAAAACTAACCTTAATTCTGAAGGTGATGTGGTAAATATGATTATTGTAATGATGGATGAAGCTGCTGAACAATTAAATGTAAAAGATGATGGTGTTGTGGGCTTTGAAACCGCAGAACAAATAGAAAATCTAACAATAGATGTTGATGCAATGATTGATAAATTAATTCCTGGCAAATTAGAAAATATTTTTAATAGTATGGGATGGAATTTAAATACTTTATTGACATCTAAGAGAATAAGAGGCGCTGATCAATGGTAGAATATAAACCCTTTAAATATACTTTAGAAATTACAAATGATGCAAATACATTTTGTTCCTTTTGTGATACACCAGTTCCTGTTGGTGTACACAAATATTACAGATGTATTAAATGTCATCATGTATTAATAGATGCTAGAAATCAACCAATAATATGAGGAGATAAATAAATGACAGAATGTAAATTTTTAAACTCAGATGGCAAATGTAATATTATGGGTAAATATAATGTTATAGATGATATTATATTTCCAACAGGTGCTAGTGTAATGGGATATTGTATGGCTGTAGTAGAAAATACATTGGAAGAATGTGATTGGTTTACTGAGGTGGAATAATGTCTTCTCATCCAGAAAGTAATTCATCTCAATGGACAAAATCATGGACATGTAAATTCTGTGGAAAAACGTTTTCTGTTCCAACGCAGCATAAATGTAAAAATATGTCTGCTAACGCACTTCCAGAATTTATAGGATAAATATGATACCACAAGAATTTCAACCATTTATTGAACAACATAATTGTCAATCAAGAGGATGTAATGAAAAAAGATTTTTATTTTGTGTTGTAAATAATGTGTGTTTAGAAGATTCAATACCTGTAGAATTTGAAGAAATGAAAAACGAGTTAATGATAATAGGGGATAAAAATGAAAAAAATAACTACTGAAATAGTACCTGAACACACAAAGGAAAAAACAGAATATTTTTGTGATATATGTGGCAGAGATCTTGTAAATGATAGATCCTGGGGTATATATGCTAAAATGGTATATTCTGGTGATCATGAAAACGAAGAAATTGATATTTGTGAACGTTGTATGAAGACCGTAGTAATGCCAATGGTTTGTAGTGTATATAAAATTAAATCAAGATGAAATATTATATTTGAATGTAATAAAAATAAATTATGGAGAAAAAATGAGTGAAACATTCTACATGACAAAAAGTCATTTAATGAGTTATGACTATTGCCCATATAAATATAAACGAACTGTAATAGATAAATTACGACAACCAACCACGCCACAAATGACAGATGGAACAGAAAAGCATGAAGCTCATGATAACTGTGTTCTATCAATTGACCTCAAAAAAGTTCCTGAATCATTTGATGCAAAGATTGATTATGTTAGAGAACATCTTCCTGAGACAGAAGATCCACTTTATGACAGTATAGCATTTCATGAGGCTGAAAAACTTGAATTGATGGAAGGAGATCTTTCATTATTTAAACCAAAAATTGTTGAAACCACGTATGATAAAACAATACCTATTGGTGAAGATTATGTAGCCATGAGGGGTCGTCCTGATCACATTTATATGGAAGCTGACGGTACTTATAATATATTTGAATTAAAGACCGGTCAATGGAAGCCATATATGAAATCTAAGATAAGAAAGGAATTATCCTTTTATTACATATTATTAGAAGATCAATTAGATGCCCCTATTGAACATATATCTTGGTTCTATCCACGTGTAGATTATTTTGACATGGAAAAGATTAAAAAACAATCTATAAAAGCTGCATATAAAAGCATAGAAAAATTAGTAAATGCTATAAAGGAAGATGATTTTCCTGTAACATTTCATCATAAAAAATGTAGTAGTTGTTTCCTTCTTGAAGAGTGTGTTTTTGGCCGCTAATGGTCAAAAATACCAACTATTTATATATAACTTGTTGGAGATAATAGACAATGAGGTATTAAAATGTCAAGTACAAAAGAAGAATTATTGGAAATGAAAGAAATAGTAATTAAAATATTAAGTCATACAGATGAAAAACCGTCAAAAATTTTTGTTGGATATGATTATTTTGAAGCTAAATATGGTAGTATGTCAACATCAAATCCTAAAATAGTAATTGAATGGAAACGTAATGATGAAATATATTAGTTTATTTTCTGGTATTGGTGGATTTGAATTAGGCATCCATCAAGCATCAGAAAAAATGGGAATTGAATTAGAATGTGTATTTTCTTCTGAGATTGATAAATATGCAAGACAAATATATGAAAAAAACTTTGGAGTAGAACCATATGGAGACATTACAAGAATCAATGAAGGAGACATACCAGACCACGACATGCTTGTTGGAGGATTTCCTTGCCAGGCTTTCAGTATTGCAGGAAAAAGATGTGGATTTGAGGACACAAGAGGAACTTTATTTTTCGAGATTGCAAGAATCGCTAAGTATAAAGGACCTAAGATTTTGCTCCTTGAGAATGTCAGAGGATTACTATCGCATGACAAGGGCAGGACGTTTGAAACTATTCTCAAGACGTTGGACGACATCGGGTATGATGTTGAATGGCAAGTGCTTAACTCTAAAAATTTCGGAGTCCCCCAAAATAGAGAACGAGTGTTCATTATCGGACATCTTAGAGGATCAAGTGGACGAAAAATATTTCCTATCAGACAAAATGACAACCCATTTATTACAAAGGGTGGAGAACAAGCATCGAATGCCGTTGTTAGCAGAACATTAACAGCAACAGATGCGAAAATGCATTTGGATGGGAATTATATTTTAGTTAAAGAAGCAATAAAACAAGGATATATAAAGGTAAATCCTGGCGATTCTATAAACTATTCCCAACCAAATAGTAAAACTAGATGTGGTAGAGTAGGTAAAGATATAGCTAATACATTAGATACAGGTTGTTTACAAGGAGTATTAACAGAAGATATTAGAATAAGAAGATTAACACCAAAAGAATGTGAAAGATTACAAGGATTTCCTGATAATTGGACTAAATATGGTATTAAAGATGGAGAAATAGTTAATATATCAGATTCTCAAAGATATAAATGTATTGGAAATGCAGTGAGTGTACCTGTTATTGAAGCTATAATAACAGAATTATTTAAATAAAGGTGATTAAAATATTTGAGATAATGCCAAGAGAGTTCAACAAAAAAAGATTTTTCATAACTAATATGGAAGTTTATCTCAACTATATTAATTTTTTTAATGGAAAAGATGAGGTTTTCACCAATACATATAACTACAAAGAAACATATATTGATGAATATAATAGAGAAAAATTCGATAGAAAATCCATTATAATTGACAGAATTCCTTTTGATTTTGATACAGATAATGCATATGAAGATATGTATAAATTATATTGTCATCTCAAAGAAAAAAATATATCTCAGACTGTAGTTTTTAGTGGGCGTGGCTACCATGTTTATATTCATACAGAAATAAATGATATAAATACTATATTAGATGTATCATTATATCAGAATAAAATAGTAAAACAATTAGGATTAGAAGTGGACCCCACAATTGTAGGAAACCCCTCACATATGATCAGAATACCAGGAACCTGGAATAAAAGACGTGGAAGATTTTGTACTAGTCTAACAGAAGAAGAGATTAATACAAGTCATGAAGAAATTTGTGAATTAGCTATGGTACAAAGAAAGGGGATAATAAAACTTAATGGTGATTTATTTAAATTAAAGCATTATAAATCTAGTGATACTCTTCCCGATTTTCCTACTTTTGATAAGCCATTAAAAGATTTAGACATCGACTTAGATCTATTAATCCCATGTCTAACAACCAATATAAGATCGGGGGGTTATCTTCCACATAATGAACGAGTTTGGATTTGCCAGTACCTTTCTGAAATATATAGAAATGGGAGACATCCTAGTAGTCTAAATGAAAATGAATTGAACGGTATTGTAAATGAAATAGTAGATTTTTTTGAAGACATAGTCGTGGACTTTGATAGAAATTTAACTAGGAAGTATGTGAAGGGGATTGTTAAAAAATATGTTAATAGTCCTAGTTGCAATACTTTAAAAATGAATGGAAAATGTATAGAGATGGAATTTTGTTGGAGAAGAGGTAATTAAAATGAAAATTTTATTGATAGATGCAGATTCAACTATACCTAATATAGCATTAATGAAATTATCATATTTTTATAAAAAGAAAGGATATGATGTTGATTTTATACAATTAAAAATACCATATTATCCCAACAGAAAAAAGATGACTCATAATATAAATACAGAGAAATACGATAAAATTTATTGTAGTGTAATTTTTTCTGGTTCAAGACAATACATAAATGCAGAAAATGCAATTTTTGGTGGACCAGGAGCATCTCTTACTGAAAAATTACCAGATGAAATTGAATCATGTGAATGTGATTATTCAATATATCCCGATAATGATACTTCATATGGTTTTATTTCTAGGGGATGTATACGTAATTGTAATTTTTGTATTGTGCCCCAAAAAGAGGGATATATTAAACAAGTAAATTCTGTTGATGATATAATTAGACATAAGAAAGTAAAATTTTTAGATAATAATTTTTTAGCTTTGCCTAATCATAAAGATATATTACAAGAATTAATTGATAAAAAAATAAAATGTCAATTTAATCAAGGATTAGATATTCGTTTAATAGATGAAGAAAATTCTATTTTATTGTCAAAGTTAAATTATATGGGTGAGTATATATTTGCTTTTGATAATATAAAATTTAAAGAAGTTATTTTTAAAAAATTATCTTTACTTAATTGGAGAAAACCATATCAATTTAAATTTTTCATATATATAAATCCTAATATGCCATTATCTGATACTATAAAAAGAATAGAACTAATAAGAAATGAAAAAATATTACCTTATATAATGAGAGATATTTCCTGTTGGGATAGCAAATATAGTAATTTTTTTATTGATATAGCAGCTTGGTGTAATCAACCAAATTTATTTAAAAAATTAGATTTTAAATTATTTTTAGAAAAAAGATATAAAAATAAAAATAGAATATTAGAAAGTAACAAATTATATGATGAAAATATATGAGGTTACATAAAATGAAAATAGAAAAGAACGAAACATATGATATTTCAGGAATATCTAGAGATGAATTAGAATGGTTAAATATTATAATATCAGATGCTATCGACTCTAAAAAATTTAATCATACTGTTGTAAATCCATTTGAAATAAGAGATCAAATTGATTCTATATTATATGGTAATCGAGTTTGGTAATTAAAATGAAAACTATTGTAATAGCTGGAAATAAAAATGAATACGATTTATGGATAAATGTTACAAAACATAATCCACATGAATATGTTTATGTATATAAAGAAGAACAAATAATGGGTATATGTAATATGGATATTATATATATTGGTACATTTTATAATAATCTATTATATAATTCAATCAGATTAGATATGATAAAGAGAAATTTATGTGGTAATTAAAATGAAAGTAAGATTTAAATTTGATAAAGAGGAACATATTTATCACATAGATGATAAAGAACTTCAAGAAATAAAGGAAGATTATAAAATAAACAATAATGAATTTAAAAAATATATAAAACCATTATCTACAAAAATATATGATATAGATACTTATAAAAATCATTATTTATATGGTTGGTGGGAATCATATTGTCAAAGTGATAGCATACCACATAATTGGTGGGAAACAAATGATAATAATGGATTATTGGAATTTGTGAGGTAATAAGATGAAAATAGAAAAGAATGAAACATACGATATTATCGGATTAACATATACAGAAATGAATTATTTATATTGGTTTATACATGAAGCAAATAGAAATAACGCAACTAATATGCATTTTGATATAATAGAATTTACTAAAAAACTTGATGAAGCATTTAAACCAAAAAGATGATAATAAATGATACAAACATTCTTAGTAAACACAGACCTTAAAATGAGAAAGGGAAAGATAGCTGCTCAGGTAGGGCACGGTGTAACATTATATATGCGTAATGTTAATAGTCCATTACATGAAGATATGAAAGAACGTAGTGAAGTATGGATAGATAGTGGTATGCATAAAATTGTGTTAAAATCTACAGAAAAAGAAATGATTGAAATAATAAATATTCTAAATAACCTAGATATAATGTGTTATGTTGTAAGAGATTTTGGATTAACACAAATACCAAAAAATAGTTTTACTGTATTGGCGGTTGAACCACTTGATGAACAATCACATCAGGTTATATTTGGCCATTTAAAATTATTGTAAGGTGATAAAATGATTGGAATTGTATTATTAGTACTTGGAATTATTATGGCTTATATTTTAATAAATTTATTTAATATGTATTTTTTATATAGAACAATAAGTGATAAAGAGTATATATGGTCTTTAATACCAATAACAATAATATTGATATATAATGGTATTATTTTATTTATATTGGGAATATAAAATGATTAAAATACCAGAAGAAATATGCAAAGAATGTTCAAAATGTTGTCATGGCATTCCGGGTGAATATCTCTTTGCAAGAACTTATAAAGAAGATTCGCCTCAAATATCAGCTAAGGGTAAGTGCCAGTTTTTGAATAATAAGAACAAGTGTAAGTTAGGATACAGGAAGCCAATAGAATGCCAGCTATACCCTATTAGAATCTTTTCTGACGGGGTTTACATTGATAAGCAATGCCTTGGTTGGGAGATAGCCTTGGAACAGTGGAAAGTGACCCATGGAGTTTCAATGAAAGAATGGAATAACGAAGATGCAGAATATGTGAAGGTATAAAAAATGTGCAATAAAAATGATATTACATATAAAGGAATTGTTGAAGACTCATATTATCCTGATGATAGTCATAATAGTGAATGTGGTGGTTTTAAAACACCCGAAGATGCATTTAAATGGGTTAAAGAAAATGCTCATAAAACTGGATTCACTAATGTACATTATTGGGTAGAATATGAATGTAGTTTAGAAGTAGATGGTTTTTCTGGTTCAACTTAATGTGGTATAAAAATGTCAATGCTAATAGATTACCGTGAGAGAGACACAACTATATTAGAAATATTATATTCAAGAAATATTCCAATAGAATTAGTAAACTTACCTGTGGGTGATTATCTTTGGAATACCAACATAATAGAACGTAAGGAAATTAAAGATTTTTTGTCTAGTGATATAAGTGGACATTTACAAGACCAGATGGAAGACATAATATATAATCTATCAGAGGGTTTTCCCAGAGCGATGTTAGTATTACATGGGAGTATAGATGATATAAACTGGCAGTATACAGCTGGAATAACTATGCCGATTTTCTTTACGAAAGTTGGTGAAGTAATATCTAATTATTCAAATGTGAGCTTTATCTGGTTAGATAGCGAGATATCCTTTGCAAACTTTCTTTCTGGATTATATTTTAAATCATTCCAGGAGAAAAAAGAAGTATTATCTCTCAAAAAAAGAGATAAAAGAAATGATATAAATACATTATGTGCTACTCGATGTTTTGATCCAAAGATAGCAAAAAAATTATTAAAGACCAATACATTACAAGAAATATTCAATATGGATACAAAGGAACTAATAAAGATAGACGGCTATGGTAAACAGAGAGCTAATAAATTTGTAGCAATGCGACAGAAATAGAAAGCATTTATATATTAAGAGAGCGTAATAAGAGTTAATGGAGATATAAAAAATGAGCGATATAGAATTAGATGGAATACAGAAATTGTGTACTTGTGGCGAGACGAAAGAACAGAAGAAGTTTACTGTTAAATTTATGGATAATGATGGTAATATGGAATCCATAGATGCAGATCGATGGATGTGTAATGAGATTAAGACAAGTGAAACTGAAGTGGTTCCAATTGTATTGATGTTGGACGAAAATAGAGACACGTTGCGTGGCAAACCCTTGTCTATGATGATAGAACTTACACATAATAAGCAGGGTACAGAGTTCTTTGATTATCTATATAATAGCATGTTTGAACCATTGGATGAGGAGCCACACCATGATCCTATGTTAGGATAAAAATGATACCATCAATGAGTATAGAGAGACATGATAGACTTGAAAATCAATTCTATGATTATTTCTCTCAAGTTTCTAAATTATTTGATGATCCCGATGGGTTCATTAATTTTTTAGTTAATGATACTGGATTTTTTGATTTGCCGGCCACAACTCATGCTAATTGTAATTATAAAGGTGGACTATTAGAGCACAGTTTGAACGTAACAAAGATATTAGTTGATTTAAATTATTTCATAGCAAATAAAAAATACACATTAGAACAATGTATATTACATGGATTATTTCACAATTTAAAATTTTCATATTATGAGGGTAATTTTCCATTTATTTATGATTTAGATAAATTTTGGGTATGGAATGAAAATGTAAATTTTGATGATTTATTAAATAATGAAATGAATTTATCAAAATTTATAAATAAAGATAATTTTGAAACTACAGTAGAATTTAAAATGTTACTAAAATTTGCTGAGTTATGGTCAAATACACATGAACCATTTATATCATATAGAAAATTAGAATCAGAAGAATTAATATTACAGGTTGATTATTTATGATAACTACACAAACTAAAATAAAAATACTTTTTGAAAATTTCTCTGAATTTCTAATAGAAAAGAATAAAAGATATGGTGATTCTGCTCTATATCCAATCAATGTATTTAGTAAACAAGATTCGGATAGTCAAATATGTAATCGTCTTGATGATAAATTAAGTCGTATACAAAATTCTAATGAATTAAGAAAGAATGATGTATCTGATGTTTTTGGATATGTAGCTTTATTAATGATTAATAACGATTGGTTGGAATTTGAGGAGTTGATAGATTAATGTTATATCCACCAGACTTTACTTTGAAATCTAATGACTTTATATTGGCTTGGGAACAAGCTGTTAAATTTTGTATGGAAAATGGTTATGTGGGCAGTACTGATACAGGTATGTTATCCAAAGATATGTCTTCAAAAATAACTCTTACTGGTAAAGCCATACAACAAATTAAAAATAGAGAATTACATAAAAATTTTCCCACTGGTAAAAAACATCTTTCTGAATATATAATTCAATTCACAGATGAATTTAATGTTAAAGAATCTGAATTTGTATATACATACTACGACAGATTAATAAATTATCAGACTATTCCAGATTATTCTGATATGATTCTAACAGATACATTTAATCAGTTAGAATATATGAGAAATGAATTACGAAAAGGTAACAGAAGGGCACAAGCAATAATTTGGACACCAAGAATTGATAATAAATCTATTGAACCTCCTTGTGCCCAAAGAATCTGGTTAAGAGTTTTAGAAAAACCAGACTATGAATTTGGAATCAAGAAAAGAGGAATGGTTGAACTTCATCTTATGTGGAGAAGTAGAGATATGTATACAGCCTGGATGTCTAATTTAGTAGGTTTTGTATTTATGGTTTATAATAAAATTCTTAAAGACGATTACGAAATTGTTAAATTAGTAGATTTTGTAAATTCGGCTCATATTAACGAAAATGATTGGGAAATTGCGAGGTTAGTATAATGATAAATATTTCAGTTATTATTTTTCTAATTTCATTAATAGGGTTATTTATATTTCATAATATTTTTAAAAATGATATTATATTCAATGATAGGGAAGTATCTATGAGTTTTATGAAATTTTATACTTATTATATTTTAACATTTTTTATGGGACTTGGATTTGGTGGTATACTATGACATCAGAAAAAATAAAATGTTTAATTAAACTTTTTAAACCATTAAATGATGTATGGTTTGATACAAGAAAGGATTTAAGCATAGATTATAAAAATAACAAATATATAATCACATGGAAACAAGCATTTGACACTAAAGATTGTATAGTAGCTAATGTACCATGTATATATGAAATTACAGATTTAGAGATAATAGAACAAATGATTAGAGATAATTTTGAAAGATGGGGTGTAAAATGACAAATTGGAAAGATAAATTAGAAAAATATAATGATAAATTTGAAGCAATAAACATAGAAGGTAAAATGTATCTTGGTAATAAAGTAAAATCTGCATTGAGAGTTTTATCTAAGGAATTTGATACTGGATTTGGTTCACCAGAAGGACGGCCATTTTTTGCATGGTCAAGAGATTGGGTTTATTTTTGTGTTACCTATGATGGGGCAGAAGGTATTGGGCGTGTACCAAGGGATCCAGCTAAAGAAATGACTAAACATGTGGGTGGTTGGTAATATATGAAAGTTAGAGAAGAATAATGAAACCACATGGAAGATTTAAAAGGGGTCACATACCTTGGAATAAGGGTAAAACTAATGTTTATTCTAAAGAACAATTAGAAGTAATATCTAAAAGTGGTAAAGGAAGAATTCCATGGAATAAAGGCAAGGTTGGTTTACAGAGTCATACTGATGAATGGAAAATACAAAATTCAAAAAGAATGACGGGAGAAAATCATCCCAATTGGCAGGGTGGCATATCATTTATTAAATATTGTTCTAAATTTAATAATAAATTAAAGGACGAAATTAGAAAAAGAGATGATTATAAATGTCAATTATGTAAAAAGGAACAAGATTTAAACAGTGAAAAATTAACTGTACATCATATTCATTATGATAAAAAGAATTGTGATCCAGATCTTATAACTTTATGCAGATCTTGTAATTCTAAAGTTAATTTTAATCGTGATTATTGGGAACAATTATTTAATAGATTATTATGTTATAAAGGTATTAATATTAAAATATATAATATAGAAAGTGAACTAAATATATGGAATTATGGAGAATTTAAATGACAAATATAATAAATGAATATACAGAAGAATCAACATGGCGCATAAAATCCAATGCTAATACAGGAAAAAGTTTATCTGGTTTACAATCACATATTTCAGGAACCGTAATGGCGAAAGATGCATTAAAAAGATTAGGAACAATAGGAAAAAAACATATTGATGGATCATATTACCTACATGATTTAAGTGGTGGTATTTATGCTCCATATTGTAGTGGAAATGATTTATTAAGATTACTACATAAGGGGTTAATAAATGTTGGTAGTGTAGCGGCAAAACCACCAAAACATTTTACTACTGCAATTGATCAGATGACTAATTTTACATTTTTAATGACAGGAGAATTTCAAGGGGCACAAGCATGGATTAACCCAGATATACTATTAGCCCCATATATTCACCAAGATAAATTAACGTATGATGAAGTAAAACAAGAATTACAGCAATTCATATGGAATTTAAGTTTCTCGTTACGTCCAGGATTTCAGTCTGTATTTTCTAATTTAACGTTTGGGTTAAGGCCATCAAAATATTATGAAAATTTAACTCCAATGATTGGTGGAGAATCATTAGTAAATACAACATATTCTGATTATCAAGATGAAATAGATTTGTTTAATAAAGCATTTCTAGATATCATGATAGAAGGTCCTGGAAATGGAAAAATGTTTACGTTTCCATTACCAACTTATAATATAACAAAGGATTTTAATTGGAACGGCGAAGTTGAAACTAAAATTTTCGACCTAGCAGCCAAATGGGGTAGTCCATATTTTTCAAATTACATAGGAACAGATCTTTCTGAGGATGATTCTCTTAGTATGTGTTGTAGACTTAAATTAGATACTTCTGAAATCCAAAAAGTAACTGGTGGCATTTGGAATATAGGATCAAATACTGGAAGTCTTGCCGTTTTTACTATAAATTTACCAAGAATTGGTTATATTAGTAATGGTAATGAAAAAAAATTTTATAGAATACTTGATCAAATGCTTAATGATGGTAAGAAATATCTTTTACAGAAAAAGGAATACATTAAACAAGGTATGGATTATGGTCTTTTCCCGATGATATCAGAATACATTGGTCAAAAATTATTCCAGAATTATTTCCTTACAATGGGAATTAATGGAATGAATGAATGTTCAATGAATTTTTGTGAACAAGATATTATAGAAAATGTAAAATGGTGTAATGAAGTTTCTAAATATATTAAAAATAAAGTATATCAATTCCAAGTTGAAACTGGACATTTATTTAACTATGAAGCAACACCAGCAGAAGGAGCATCATATAGTTTTGCAAAAATAGATTCAGAGAAACATCCAGATATTTTTACACAAGGTAAAGGGGATGAAGTATATTATACTGGTTCTACATTAATACCAATGAACTATGATATTGATTTAGTTACTGCATTAGAACATCAAAATCTATTACAGCAGAATTTTACTGGTGGAACTGTTTTTCATATTGATATTGGTGAATTAGGTAATACTAATAGTATAAAGGAACTAATAAAAAAGACATGTGAAAATACACAATTACCATATGTTACTTGGAGTCCTTCTTATAGTATTTGTAATACTCATGGTAGAACTGCTGGTAAGGGATGTTGTGATGAAGCAGAGGTATATTCTAGAGTTGTTGGCTATATCAGACCAACTAAGAAGTGGAATAAAGGAAAGAAGCAGGAATTTGATGATAAGGTATTTTTTAGAACTTAGGAAAAGATATTAATGAATTATGAATTTATTGGTAAAATAGTTAGTGGAGAAATAGGTAATGGTGGATATTGTTGTGCCGAAGAAACTTTATATGTAGATTCAGATAATGATGTCTACTATGAATCTATTTTAGAAAAAATTGGTGAAGGTAATAAAGTAAAAATAACTATTGAAAAATTAATGAAAAGATTCTGTGTTATTTGTGGTAAAGAACTTGATATAATATTAGGAGAACCCATTGATAATGGATTAGAAATAATTAATGGTGGATATTATTATGCCTTTGGTACAAAGGAAGATAGTTCTGATCCTAAAACTTTAAATGAACAAAATGAATATTGGGAATGTGAGGAATGTAACAATGAATAAAATACCAAATGGAAACTGGGATGATGATAAAGAAATTTATCATCAGGCATTACAAGATAGAAATAATATATTAGAAATACTTGAAGCAGTATATAAATATGGTTGTGTAGACGGTTATTATGACGGAATGGATGCTGCTGTAGATATATTAGATAAGAGTTTAAATCATGACTGAAACATTAGTAGTAAACTTTTACGGAGGTCCAGGTACGGGTAAGTCCACAGTGACTGCCCATGCTTATGCTCTTCTAAAATGGGCTGGATATAATTGTGAGATGGCTAGAGAATATGCAAAGGATAAAGTTTGGGAAGGATCTATAGATGTATTAGATGATCAAATACATATATTTGGAGAACAATATCATAGATTACATATATTACAAGATAATGTAGATATTATATTAACTGATTCTCCAATTATTTTGACATTAATATATGCTGATGAATCAAAGCTTCCACACGTATCATTTGAAAATTTAGTTATTGACACATATGATGACATGAATAATCTTAATATAGTTTTAAATAGAACTAAAGCTTTTGAACCAGCAGGAAGATTACAAAATCTAAAGGAATCATTAAGTTTAGATAACAATATAATTGATTTATTAGAATCTAATATGTTGCCATATTATACATTTGATGCATCTCCAGAATTTATGAATGATATAATAGAAGTAATAATAAACACAATGGGTAATAAAAATGTTTGAAATAAAAATATCCAATTCAGAAAGAGAAAGAAGTCACATAATGAATTTGGGTGTAGAAGTAGAAGAAAACTTATATGCTAAGTTAGAAAGTATTATTACTGAATTTATTGATGGTAGTAATGTAACTAATTTAAAATAAAACGTATTGAGTAGCTTTATATTAATCTAATATATAACTTAAAAGATAAATAATTGAGGTAAAAAAGGAAATATATATATACCATTCACATATAGAGGTTATAAAACTGGTTATACAGTAGATATTCCACAGGAAACAATAGATGATGCCATACAACAAACAATTTCTCATCACGAAGAAATGTTTGATAAATATGGATATGATCATTTATTTGATGAGTATAAGAAAATCTATAATAATAATGCAGTAAAAAATGAAACAATTTTCCAGATAATTATAAAGGTAAGTAAAATGACAAAAATAATATTTAAATGTGAAATATGCAGACAAGTCTACATACTAAGAGAAAGACCTTCAAACTGTCCTTTCTGTGGATCTTTTGAAGAACATGTTAAACCAGTAGAAGATGTTATAGATATAGAAGAGTATAAATTAACTGAAATTTCCAGAGATAATTTATCAATTGTTCTTACAAAGGAAGCTCATGCAAGTAATTTCTATGAAGGTGCAAAATTAGTGAACCAGTCTAGTAAATTAAGCAAGATATTTTATATGTTAAAAATACATGAGAGCTGGCATCATTTTACATTATCTTCAGAAATAAAAGATGATGTAAATGTATCATTAGTAAAATCTGTAAAATATATGAAACTTAATAATACAGATGAAGAAAACAAAAGAACTGCAATGATAGCCGAAGCTGATGCAATAGTAAATTATAAAAAATATTTAGAAGAAGCCACAGAACCAAGAGTAAAAATGGTATTTGCAGCCCTTCTGGAAGTTGAACAAATGCATTTGGATTTAATTGGTTAAATCCATTTGTTCCTTTTAAAATAATAAGCTAACATAGAAAACGTTAATAAAATGAATCCAATAACACAATAAAAT